CCGGTTTGGCTCCAATGGCTACAACTCCGTCAAGACCCGTGGCGTGCTGCTGGGCAATGAGGGCCTGGTAGATCAGGAGCGCGGCGCAACAGTGTTTCTTGCCGCTGATTCCAGGTTGGGCAGCGGAGCTCCTGACAACACCGCATTAAGTATCTTCAAGGTGGCAGGACTGGCAATCAATCAGACCACGCAGATCCTGCCTAAGTACGTCCCTAGCTCTGCCACCTTCGGCGCACCAAACCCGGTCGGCGGCACCGGCAAGGAATACAACCCCGTGATCACCGCCGCCGCTCTGAATCAGGCAAATGGCACGTTCTTCCTGAACATGGCGCTGAGGTCCTACGTGCGGGGGATCAGCCCCGAACATGGCTTCAACATCACCCCTAACGTTGTACTCTGATGACTCTCCCATCCGATCCTGGCTACATCCCTGCCACCACTGATGATCGGGTGCTGGCGTGTGAGTTGTATCAGTGGCTGCTTAGCATGAACACAGACCCCTACGCATCGCACAGCTACGACCCTGGGCTGATCAAGGCGATAGAGGAGTGTGCGATGAGCAAGGCCTCCGCAGACTGAGGCAGATCCGCTCCGCACCAGTGGGACCCGAGCTCATTCTTACCGCTCTTGGCCTCTGCGGCGCAGGGGTCACAGCTCTCTGGAAGATCGCCAACGGCCTAGGCAGATTTGAGGCCCGCACCACCACCATCCTTGGGGGGATTCAAGAGATGCTCAGAGACCACGAAGAGCGGATTAGGGACGTGGAGCGGCGGGCGGAGGCGGGGCGATGAAACCCGACATGACCCGCCAAGCACCCGCGTGGCTAGGAGGCGTGACGGCCGGCCTGGCGATCGTCGGCGGCGTTGGTTACATCATTGATTGCCGCGTGGCGGGCGAGGAATTGGACAGCTGCTGGATGACCGGCCACAGCATGATCGCCCGCGCCTCTGACCTGGCCCTGGGCGCGGCTGCGGGCGGGGTGGTCGGGTACTGGACCAAGAACCCCGCCCTGCACCGCCGCGAAGACAACGCCCCACCCGGCGCCCGGCGCCTCCCCACTGACCCCGACGCATGAGCAAGATCCACCCTACCGCCGATCTCTTCCTCGGCCTGTTGGCCTGGCTGTTCACCACAGGGTTCACCGAGCTGGTGGTGAAGCCCGCCTGGCGCCGGCTCTACCGCCGCGCTGATCAATCCCTTTCCGACCGCTTGCCTGATCTGAAATGACTTTCGCCACCTTTCGCGCCGCTTTTGAGCACGCCATCCGCCAAGGCCATTTGACGCCGCATCAGCTGGCCGCATTGGAAGCGCACTGGGAACGGCAGACTGATAAGCAAAAGCAGGAGTTTACTGAAGACTGGCGGGCACAGGGGAGCCCTGCAGCGCCGGCTCCGGTGGCTGAGCTGGTGACGATGGCTCAGGCCACGGCGGTGTTCACCAGGTCGCCCAGCGCGTCGCAGCTGGCGGACCTGAACTCCTGCCTGCGGAGATTCGCGATCAACACCCCGGCGAGGATCCGGCACTTCCTGGCCCAGGTCGGTCATGAATCCGGCGGCCTGCGGTGGATGCTGGAGCTCGCCAGCGGCGACGCCTACGAAGGCCGGCAGGACCTGGGCAACACCCGCACCGGTGACGGTCGCCGGTTCAAGGGCGCCGGGGCGATCCAGCTCACCGGCAGATACAACTACCAGCGCTTCGCCGACTACATCAAAGACCCCGACGTGATGGACGGGGCGGCCTACGTGTCGATCCGGTATCCGTTCACCTCCGCCGGATTCTGGTGGCACCTGAACGCGATCAATGCGTTCGTGGATCAGGGCGCCAGCTGCCGGCAGGTGTCGGCGAAGGTCAACGGCCGCGACCCCGCCAACGGCTTGGCGGATCGGGAGGCCTACTTCGCCCGGGCAGTGGCGGCGATCTCGCTGGCTGGGCGGCCGGCGGTGCAGCTGCAGCAGCAGGGCGGCCACGGCAACCCGCTGCAGGTGCCCTGGTACGCGCAGATGGACAGCGCCGACCGGGCCCAGGCGGCGCGGATGTGTTTCAGCTCCAGCTGCGCCATGCTGCTGCAGTACCTCAAGCCCGAGACCCTCGCCGGCCCGAACGGCGACGATCAGTATCTGAAGCGGGTCCAGCAGTACGGCGACACCACCGACCCCACCGCGCAGATTCGGGCGCTGTCGAGCTTCGGGATCCGGGCGAAGTTCACCAAGGTGGCCGGGTTCGCCGACCTGGAGCAGCAGATCAACTGCGGCGTGCCCGTGCCGGTCGGGTTCCTGCATCGAGGCCCGGTGTCGGCACCCTCCGGCGGCGGCCATTGGCTAATCGTGGTGGGCTACACGAGGGATCACCTAATCGTGCATGATCCGTTCGGTGAGGCTGATCTGGTGAGCGGCGCCACCCTGGGCGGCGTGGCGCGGTTTATGAAGTACAGCCGGCGAAACTTCGGCCCACGGTGGATGGTGGAAGGCGCGAACACGGGATGGGCAGTCATCGCTGAGCGCTGATGCCCTTCGATCACCTGATCGACGAAACCCAACTCCAGCCCAAGAAAATCACCAAGGCCCGATTCAGGCGGCGAATCTTCGCCGAGTGGAACCACGCCTGCGCGTACTGCACCGACCCGGCGGACACCCTTGACCACGTACTGGCCCGCTCCTGTGGTGGGCTGACGGTGGCTAAAAACCTGGTGCCGGCCTGCCGCCGGTGCAACGGGGCGAAATCCTCGACGGACTGGCGGGAGTGGTTCGAGGCCCAAGACTGGCACTGCCAAGAGCGGGAGGACAGAATTGATGGATGGCTAGGAGGTGGTGTGCACACTGAAGGCATAGCCCAGGCTCCCCCGTCGTGATAGCTATCTGAAGCAATGACGACCGAACGCACCTATCAATGTCGCCGGTCAAAGGCTTGCAAGGCGTGGATTCCTGAATCGTCGGTTGAGTGGGTTGAACAGTCGAGCCAGCGGCGCCCTTTATGCAAGCCAGGGTACTGTCCGAGCGGCAAGCGAAACGACACGGCAGAGGAGCTGCTGGAGCTGCAGCTGGAGGCGCGCCGGCTGCGGGCAGAGACGCGGGATGCCAAGGCCAGCGCAGAGAGGGCCCTGGCCAAATTGGAGGCGGTGCAGGATGCGCTGACCGTAGCGCTTGAGATCAGGGACATTTTTGATCAGGGCGTTATCACCCCGCCAGAGGATCCGCAGAAGGATGAGGCGGTGCCGATCCTGCTGCTGTCTGATCTGCACTGCGGGCAGATCGTCAAACCGTCATCCGTCAACGGGCTCAATGAGTTCAACCCCGAGATATTCGACGACCGGCTAGATGCTGTGTTCCGCAATGCGCTGAAGGTGATCAACGGGCAGCGGAGCACAGCAACAATCCGCGAGGCGGTGGTGTGGCTAGGTGGCGACCTGATCGAAGGGGAGCTGCACGGTGATGCGGTGCAGAATCAGACGCTGACCACGACTCAGCAGATCGTCAGGTGTGAACGGGCGATCGTGCGGGGGCTGGACTACCTGCTGCAGCATTCCGACCTGGAGAGGATCCTGATCCCCTGCAACGTGGGCAACCACGGGCGAAACACCAAGAAGCAGCAGAGCAACGCAACAGAGAACAGCTACGAACACCTGGCGTACTGCTCAATGCGCCGGCACTACCGGGATGAGTCGCGGCTGGAGTGGTTCATCGCTGATGCTGACTGCCTCTACCTGGATGTGTACGGCAAGCGATTGCGGTTCATGCACGGTGATCGGGTGCGTTATATAGGTGGCGCTGCGGGCCCAATGTGGAACGTGGACAAATATGTAAAGGATCTTGACCAAACGCTAGCGGCACACCATACTTTCCATGGCCATTTTCATACGCTTAGCTTCGGATCAAGGGCCACAGGTAATGGCAGCCTGCCAGGATGCGCACCCTACGGCCTGCAAAGCGGCTACCGGATCGAGCGCCCACAGCAGGGGATGCGATTCCTGCACAGCCACAAGGGATTTGCCGGATCGTTCCCGATCTTCACCGAGTGACCGCCTAGGGCGTCGAGATCCCCCGGCTGGCGAGCATCATTCTGAGCACCGCGATAGCCCGCTCCCCTGAGTAGCACCTGACCCGCTTGCCCATCCCCACCACGACCCAACAGACGCCGCCGTTGGTATCGGTTCCTACTGTGATATGGGGCCGATCGTCGCCAGACTGGGGGATCACTGCAGCGGCTGTCATGCTCGGCCTGAATCTTTGCCTCAGTCTGTCGCGTCAGGCCATGATGGCTGATCACCGGCAGAGGGCCGCCAGGCTCAGCCGGGATGAGCTGTCGCAGTGGTGCGACGAGCTGATCCAGCGCTGCCACCAGCAAGAGCACCTGATTCTGGAGCTGCAGCGGTGCGCTGCCAACCTGATGGTGCAGAACGCCCTGGACGGCGCCCCGTCGTTCGGCGCTGTGAGCGATGAGCACCGGCAGATGGCCCGCGAGGTGCTGGGGGCAGGCCCTGAGCGCCCTGAGGGCTGGGTGCGGCGTGTGATGCGCCCTCACCTGCTGCGGGCCGCCAGGCTGGGCCGCGATGAGCTGGCGCTCAAAGGTGCGCAGCCGCTGGGGAGAGCCGACGGGTGAGCATCACCAGTGGGCGCGGGAGTTGGGGAGGCGGTTGCCGTAGCGGTGACGTGTCGGCGGGTCAGCTGTTTCGCTGACGGGTTTGGTGGACGTGTTAAGAGGGTTGGGGTGGTGAGTGGGTGACGGATTGTGAACTGACCCCGTAGGTGGTTGCCAGTGTGTGCCCCACGGGTTACAGTGATGGCATCGGGAGGGAAACCTCTTCCGGGGCTCCGGCCCCTGGCCCACGGGGAGCCTGCCAGATCGTCGGCATTCCCCGCACCCACTCCACCGCCACTCGCCAGCTATGACCACTATTCGCTACATCCGAGCCATTGGCACCGTGATCAGTCGCCGCCTTTGGGCAACGTGCAAGTTCGGCAGCCTGGAAACCCTTAAAGGCATTTGGGCCGATTACACATCCGGCAAAATTGATTCTGCTGAGTATCACCAGCTGGCCGCCGATTTACTCGCCTAACCCACCCCACGGCCCGCCGGAGCCCATCCGGTAACCCATCCCACTAAATTCAAACCAATGGACACTCCCAGAAACATGCAATCCGAAACTGACACATGCTTGTGGACATTAGAAAATAACCTAGCGACCTACAAACATTGGCACGGTAAGACTGTCCGTTACGACCGACCCAGCCTGGAAGTGGCCATCCAAAACGTAAAAAACAATCAAAACGCCTACGCAACTTATGAAGCATATCAACGCGATTTGTTTCATTTTGAGCGCGGCCTAGGCCTTTTTAAGGCCGCCGAAGCTGCGCATCAAGCCGCCTGACCCCACGGCCCGCCGGAGCCTATCCGGCAGTCATTCACTCGCCACCACAACCATGACCATCCCCACCCGCGCCGAGCTCCGCGCAGCGTTTGCTGATGCGATGGAGCGTGCCGGCTATGGCCTGATCCTGCCATCGCATGCCCTCGCCATCCGCGCCGCCGTGGAGGTGGTGCTGGGCGATCCGTCCCGTGACGCCACCCGCCCCACCACGGCCCGCCACCGTGCCCAGCTCCTGGCGCTGGCCGATGCGATCGAGAGTGGGGACTGAGCATCACCACCCATCCACTCGCTATCACTACCATGAACGTCCAGCAACTAATTGAAGAACTGCAGAAGCATCCGCCTGAAATGCGGGTGATTGTCGATGGCTACGAAGGCGGCTACAGCGATTGCAAGCCGCCAGAATCCACCCGGATTCGGCTGAATGTGCATGAAGAAGATAGGTGGTACTACGGGCGACACGATGACGCAAGCTATCCGCTCGGAGACCAAGCCGGCGCCATCGAAACCGCATTGCGGCTGCCTCGCTAATGCCCCTAACCCCCGCCGACAAAACCGCCCGCCATCGCCTCCGCCTGGCGGGCGACATCCCCCAGCTGCCCACCTGCCCCCAGTGCGGCCGCACCGTGATCAGCGACCGCACGGCGCCCCTGTGCTCCCGGTGCTGGAAACGATCGCCAGCTGCCAGGGAGTGGAACCGGGAGAGGGTGGTGAGGCAGCGCCAGAAATCACGCACGCCATCATCAGGAGATCAGGGATGAGCAGCCACACCGCATTCAGAGTGATCACACCTCAGCGCCACACGCCTGGCTGGTTCCGCCGCTGGCTGCTGGCTCCACCTCCTGGCCCCACCATCGGCCGCAAGCGCCGCGCACGCAGGGCCAGGGGGCGGCGGAACGAGGCTAGGCAGGCACTGGGCCATGGCCACTGGTCCCGCGTGCCGCTCGACCCCAGCCGCCCGAGTCTGCTGGAGATGGGTGCCGCAAGGGGACACGTGATTGCTAAAACAAGCATTTTCAGCGTCAACCACTCACTGGGCGAGCCGTGGGAGGGCGCCGATTCGTGACGATCTGTAAACCGTCCGCCCTGGTGGTCGCCAGGGTGTGCCCCACGGGTTACAGTATGGGCATCGGAGGGGAACACCTCCACCGCCACTCGCCAGCCATGACCGCTCTGATCCCCGCCGCCAACTTCACCGCCCGCAAGCTGGCTGATTTCCGCGTTGATGTTCAGCCGGGCCAGTACATGCTCTGCAATGGCTGGGGTATCTGGGACGCCGCCGCCGCCGCATGGGTCGCCGGCCCGCGCGATGCTGAGGGCGTGACGGTGCTGGCGCCTTGGGCCTTCAAGACTCGCAAGGTGGCTCAGCTGGCCGCACGTGATGGCCTCATCTTCAGCCCCGGCTATCAAACCGTGGCCTGATCCCACCCCACGGCCCCAGCGCCGGGCTTCCTATCACCCACCTCACCGCTTCGCCAGCGCCGCCATGAACAACACCCAGCTCAAAAACCAGTTATTCCCCGAGCACCTCACTGGTGATCGCCCTGTTTTTACATGGCAAAAGACCGCCAACATTGGCGACGATCATGTGATCTGGTGGCTTTATTACGGATACGCAGATGGAGGGGGCACGCTTTGCTGCAGATTCTTTCATCCGCGCTCTGCGCCTCTTACTGGAAAAAGAAGAAAGGTCGTAGCGTTTCACTTGCGCGAACTAAAAGCGCAAGTTCGCAGGGATTGGCGCGCTCGCTTTCCCGCTTATTGACTGGCTGACCCCCCCCAGCAGCAGCGACCCGCAGCCGATCGCCGAGACAGACCCAGTTCCTGGGGAATCCCCCAACCCTGCGCAGCGCCGGGGACGCGGGCTTCACCCTTTCAACCGGCACCAGCACCAGCTGATCAGGCCGCTCGCGGCGCCGCCTGCTCTTGTCCTTTGGCTCCGGTTTCTTCCGCTCCACCGCCACCAGCACCAGCTGCACCGACTGCGACGCCAGCGACGCCTGCAGCCGTGCAAGCCGCACCTCCAAGGCCCGTGTGCTCAGGCCTTCCTGCTGGGCCAGCTCGCTCCGGGGGATCTCCACCCCGTCAAGGCCCCAGGCCAGGGACAACAACCTGCGATCCGGCGGCGCCAACCTGGCGATCAGCCCCCGCAGCTGCTCCGCCTGGCGCCAGCGTTCGCGCTGTTCCTCTTCATCCTCTGGCGTGCGGTCGTAGGCGGCGCACAGGCTGCCCAGCTCTAGCCCGTCATCGGTCACGACCTGATCCAGCGAGGCCACCGGCCGGCCGTTCTCAATCACCTGCTCCAGCACCCGCAGCGACACGCCCAGCTCTGCGGCGATCTCCGCCTGCGTCGGCGTGCGGCTCAGTTCCCGTTCCAGCCGTCGGGTGATGGCGTCCAGCTTCGCTAGATGCTGGCAGTGGCTGCCGGGGATGGCGATGGCGCGGCCGTGCTGATCGACCCAGCGGTTGATGGCCTGCCGTATCCACCAATATGCGTAGGTGGAGAACCGGTAGCCCTTCGCCGGATCAAACCGCTCAGCGGCGGTGATCAGGCCCATGTTCCCGGCTTGGGTCAGATCTTCGCGGTCGAATGACCGGGTGAGCCTGTGGCAGCGCTTGGAGATGTACGCCACCACCAGCCGCAGATTCGCCGATACGAACCGGTCCCGGGCCCGCTGGCCGCGGCGCCGGATCCCTGGTGGGCACGGGTCGGGGTGCTGCTGCCAGCGCTGGATGGCCGTGCCCAGTTCAATCTCTTCGGCTGGGGAGAGCAGGGGAATGCGCCCGATCGAGTCGAGCCACCAGGACTGGTTGCTGCTGGCCGGCACGGATCGAATGTGACGATTTGCCCCCATCATAGGGTGCGAAAGGGGAACCGATCCGGTATGGTGTGGGGGCGTTCACCACTCGCTACGACCATGGCACAGGAATGGATCACAGACCGACCGCCGACAGGGGCGGATGGAGATCACATCGGGTCGGTGCATGTGAAGATGCACCCTCGCGGCGGCAGCTTCTGCCGTATTTACTGGAGCTACGTCGCTGCCGGCGCCCCGTGGCAGCACACCAACCACTGGCAGCCACCTGCTGAGCCCGCCCCCACCGAGCCCGACCGCATCGCCGCGCTGGAGCAGCGGGTGGCGGAGTTGGAAGGTGTCGCTGAGCTGCCGGGTGGCCTCCCCGACCTGGAGCAGCGGGTGGCGGAGTTGGAGGGCGGTGAAGATGCGGTTGGACTGCTCTATTCGCATCTCCAATCTCGGCTAGCGAAGCTAGAAGGAGCCCAAGACGATGGCTCTGCGCCCAAGTGGACGCTCAACCGCATCGCCGACCTAGAGGATCAGCTGGCGGCGCTGGAAGCCACCACGCGCCAGCTGCTGCACGGGTCCCGGTTCCGCCTTGTTGTGGAGCCTCGCTAATGACCACCTTCATAACAAAAGACGGCATTTCAATTGATCCCGAAATCCCGCAGACATGGGAAAAGGGCGAAGAAATGGCCGCCGACCAGCACACTCCGCCCCCAGCCATGACCACCCTCTTCGACCTAACTGGTGAGGCCGCGTTAGCCGCCGCGCCAGACATCGCCGAGACATCCGCGCTAACCCGCTGGGACGCCCTAGCGGCCGACATCGCCTTTGCCACCGAACAGGCAGAAGGAAAGGAGTTCGACTACCGCGACAAATGGGATAACAAGCAAGCTCGCAGCTGGGTCGCTCAACTGCGAAAGCTCAAGGGCAAAATTGAGCGCGCACGCAAGGACGCCAAGGCGGTTCACCTAGAGCGCGGCCGCGCAGTGGACGAAACAGCCAAGTTGCTGGAAACATCGGTTCAAGGGCTGATCGAGCCCCATGAGCGAGAGCTCAAGGCTCTGGAAGCCGAGGAACAGTCGCGCATCGACGCGCACAGAGCAGTGCTGGAGCGCATCGCCGCGCTGCAGGAAGGTGTCACCACCGCCGACGAAGCCCAGGTCCGGCTGACGCAGCTTGCCGCGATTGACCCCAGCGCCTTGGAGGAGTTCACCACCGCTGGCGCCAACCGCAAGCTGGAAGCAACCGAAAAACTTCAGTCCCTGTGGGATTCCCTGCGGGTTCAAGAGGCTGAGCGTGCCGAACTGGAAAAGCTCCGGACGGAAAAGGCAGCACGGGAGGAGGCTGAGCGGATTGAGCGCATCCGACGGGAAGCAGCTGAAGCCGAGCGACGGAGCGCCGCCGAAGCCGCACAACGCGCCGAAGCTGACCGCCTGCAACGGGAAGCCATTGCAGCCGCAGAGGCAGCACGCCGTCAACAGGAGGCCATCGCGGCCGCTGACGCTGCGCGCCGTGCGCAGGCCCAAGCCGAAGAGCGCGAACGCATGGCAATCGCCGCGGCGAACGCCGCACAGCAGGCCGAGGCTCAGCGTCAAGCCGAAGAGGTCAGCCGCCAACAGCAAGCCGAAGAGGCCCGCGAAAAGCGCGCCGCCGACCTAGAGCTGTCGATCTTGGCGGCACTGGGCCGCATGACCCGAGAGCAGGTGGCCGCGGCGATTGTCGCCGGCACTCTGCACCCGGCGGTATGCGTTGACTGGACGCGCGCCTAATTGCCATGCCCACCCCCACCCCACCCCTCTCCTGTGACGGCGCCCTGTCGGACCTGATCCTTCAGGCCGCCCGCCAGGCGCTGCCGGCACACGTGGACTCCCTGATTGAGCTGCCCGACTGCGGCGAGCGCAACCGCCCGCTCATGCCCCTGCTGGTGGGGCTGATCGATGCGGCGAAGGTCACGGCCAGCGCAATCAACGACAACGCCTGGGACTCGGGCCCAGCGCTGCCCACGGGTCTGGCAGACAGCCTGCTCGCTGAGCTGGAGATTGTTCGCCAGCTCATCACCTCTGCCTGTGACGCTTTCTGAGCCATGTTTACTCACGATACAATGCTTATTATTTCAATGATTTTTTGTGCATCCGTAATTGACAACAAACCATGGAAAACCGCATTGGGCTTAATTTACGGCGTTCTTGCTTTTTTGCACTGACCAATGAATCTCCGCAACCCATGCCTGTATTCACCGGAATCACCCACAAGATCACTTATCGCCGTCCCACCGATGACACAATCCACAAACTTGAATGGAGCTGCCCCAAGGGGTGGGGTCGTACTGCCGTTCGCGAGGCCTTCTACGCTCAGTTCCCCGGCGCCGAGATCCTCAGCATGGAGGAGGCCCCATGCTCCTTCTTCATCTGATCACCGCCTGGCTGCTGTGCTCAGTCAGGCCCAGGCCCGCCGCGCTGCAGCTGCTGCCCAGGCCACTGCCGGTCGCCGAGCCGTGATCTGCCTGGCGCTGTGCCTGCTGGGCATGGTGGCTGGCGCCGTGGTGCTGGTTCAGGAGGTGGGGATTCAGCAGGTGGAGGTGCGGCGATGAGTCGGACTGAAGCCACATGCCTGATAACCGTCACCCTTCTCTTTGGCTCTGCAGCTTTTGTAGTTGCTTTGTACGGCGATGGTTTTCTTGCAGCTCTGTTTGCCTTGATCTCAGGTATTCCTTTCATTTCCTATTTAGTGATTCATCATGGCTGATCATCCTGTGAAGGTGCCGCCGGAGTTGTTCACAGAATGGCTCAACGAAGCGCTGCTGCAGCACGACGCTAAGTCTGGGATGATCGCCGCAATGGTGGCCGACCGCGCCGCCCAGTGGGGCGCAGATCAGCAGCTGTTAAAGGTCAACGACTGGATTCGTTGTTTGGGGGATGACTCGAAAACAGGCATTCGCTGGGAATTAGAAATAGTCCAGCTTGACCGCCTTGGCAGAGAGCTTTGGCAAGCTATGCGCCCCAAGCCGCCGACGCTGGCGGAGCAGGGGCTGGAAGCGCTCAATAAGGGCTGCTTCCCCTCCGACGACGAGATCGCCACCATCCGCACCGCCCTCAACCGTCTCGCCGAACTGGAGGCCCAGCAATGAAACTCAGATTCCCCCCGACCCGCTACCGCGTTGTGCGGGATGGATGGCTGGGCTATGAAGCTCAGTACAAGGTGTGGTGGTGGCCGTTCTTTAGGCCGTGCGAGCGTGGCGGCAGTGGAGTCGAATGCAACAGCAACTACACGATTGAAAGCGCCCGTCAGCTATGCGCTGATCACGCCAGGCATCGGCGGCATGACGCCGGCCAGGTTGTCGCCCAATTCTCTGCCCGCGAACTGGAGGCCAACCAATGACCTTCACCCCCGGCGACGACGCCTGCCAGTCCGCTGGCGAGGGCATCACCAGGACCAGCGAGCCCGGCGCCAGGTTCTGGCCGGTGCAGATCCACTGGCCCGGCTGCCGGCCGATGCGCTGCACCATCCGCGCCACCTGCAAACGGCAGGCGTACCAGTTCGCCGAGCGCCGGCATCCTGATGCCAGCTCAATCACCATCCTGTCTCGGAGATCCACACCATGGCTATGAGACTTCCGGCGTTTCTACTCATCATCGTCCATTCGGCATTGATTGCTTTTTGTGTGCACTGGATCAACACTGGAGCAATTGATCCAGTGGCATTCATATTCCTGGCGATTGTCAACGCCGTCGGGATCGCCTTCAACGTCTTCACCATCGCCAAATAACCATGGCTCTAACCGCCACCCGTACCGCCAACCCCTGGCGATTCAGCCCAGGGGATCACGTCTACATCGCCGGTCGCCCTCAGGAACCGGCGATCATCACCTCAGCCCTTGGCCGCGGCGCCGCCGACTGGCCGCACTACTACCTAGTGGATGCCGATGGTCACGAATGGCTTGTGCCGCAGATTCATTTAAGCAGCTCACCAGTTGTGCCGTGAAGAAAGGCCAGCAGTGCCCAGAGTGCGGCGACCCTTTGTCGTTCTGCATCATTTACAGCCGCATGATTCGTGGGCAGCGCCGCCGGCGTAGGCACTGCAAGTCATGCGGCTTTCTCACGGTTGATCTTGACGGCGAGCCGATACAGGCACCGGGTCGGCCTGGTTGGACACGGCGATTCACCCGGGAGCAGATTGCTCAGATCGTCATGCTGAAAGGCCATCAGACCCAGCGGCTCACGGCGCAGCAGTTCGGCTGCAGCGGTGAGATGGTGCGACAGATTTGGGCCGGGCGGGCCTACAGCGACTGGACCGGGATCAGCTACCGGCCGCCGCTGCGACCTGGTGAACCGTCGTGTGAGCAGTGCCGCGAGTGGCGGGGTCCAGACGCTGAGCATCCCTGCCGCATGGGGTTCCCCGACCCGATCAAAGAGGGCCCCGGGTTCGCTCGGGACTGTTCGCTGTTCGAAAAGAGGGGGTAATGCCAGACAGGCTGGGCTGCGGTATACTGCATTCAGTGCTCAAGTTGACTTGTTCGGCTTGGATGCTCTTGCGCCGTCTAATCACCGGCGGTTCGCGCTCCCTGGGCCCACTGCTGCAGCAGCCGGGGAGACCGAAAACCTCAGCGGCGAGATGGTGTCTGTGACCCGCTGATGAATCCCTGCAAGGCCTCCGGTTTCCGCCGGGGGCTTTGTAGTGTTGCCATGTCTTCCGGCTCGCTGTTCCGGCCGTAGCCTGAACCATGGGCTCCCACCTCTTCACCACCGAACTGGTCATCCGCGATGGGATCCCCGTCTGGCTGGTGCAGGGCGGCGGGGTGGAGGCTGTGGACAGTGATCGGCGCACAGCTGAGGCGATGTTTCGCCAGACATGCCAACGCCGCGGACTGCAGCTCCCTGGTGGGAGTGAGCAGCCGCGGCGCGGGCCTTCGGAGTGTGATGAGCCGGGGGTTTAGCAAATCACTGACATGGTGCCAGCGCGCAATGAAAACAACTCGCCGCCCTCTTCCTTGATCAAAAGCTGCACATCGGACGGAAACGCCCAGTTTGCGCTTTTTACAGCTTTAACAAACTCGGGAACATCAAGCCAGTTGTAAGCTCCCGCCCAAATCTCGTGCTCTACGGCTGTTGTTCCGCCTGCAAACCCGTCAATCTGGTTCAAAGGAAGCACATCAGCACATGACAGCCACAACTGTACGTCTTTGATTCCTGGGTCTTCAATAAAGGTCAGCAGTATGACGTTGGAAACGCAGCTCATGTCAGTGCGGGGTGAGTGGATAGAATGAACAGAACAGCAGCAGGATCATGCCCAAAGGCGGCAAGCCCTACAACACAGGCAAGGGCGGCGGGAAGAAGAAGCGGGTGACTGGGAGATCTGAGCGTCACCACTGCAGCAACGCCACCACGTCGGCGATACTGGCGACGCTGATCGCCCGTAGCCAGTAGACGTGGAGCCCGTCGATCGGCGGGCGCTCTTCCCAGCTAGTCACTAGCCAAACAATCGAGGCGTGCATGATGTGAGATCCGGGGTGCTGAATCTCTTCGCCGCTTTTGATTTCGGCTGATAGCTCAAACCCGCCATCCTTGGCGGGTTTGCTGCTGAAATGAAACGTAGTGGAGTTGCCGCGTTCCCACAGTTCCCTGGAGATGTCCCTGAACGCTGGTGGTTGTGGTATGAAATGTGCCATGGATTGATTGGGTAATGGGCCGTTAAAGTAGTAGGTCACCACTCCCCCTCCCGCGTCCTGGGTGACGGCGTAGATCTCGCTTGGGCCGGTGGTGAGCTAGACGTGGTGTAGAGGCGGGGCATCACCGCGCCCCTAAGCGATCAGCCTCACGCCATGGGGCGCCGATCAGGGCGGTAACCGTGAACAGCTCGCGCCAGTATCGGGGCGAAGGGCCAGTGGCGCCGATCAGCTGAGCTCGGGATAGGGCGCAGTTGGCTAGGGACTCGAATAGGGGGGTGGTCATGGGGTGCCTCCGTCGCCAGCAGCCCGATTCCAGACTGCGGGCAGCCCGGTCACGGACTCCAGGTAGGCGCCGTCAACCTTACCGGGCTTGACGTATTTGGCAAGAAAGTCAACGGCACCCTTGCGTTCAACGCGCCACATCGCACCTTCGATCGGGTCCAAGGCGCCATGGCGGCCAAACTCCCCAAGGCGTTCCATTGCTTCTGGGATCGAAAGCGCCCCACCAATATGCGCGACAAATGGAGTGACGAATTTGCCCTTTGTTCTTTCGGCAACTTCGCTCCATGGCGCTCTTTTGGCCTCGCGCATGATGTCAAACGCAACAAAAGGCTCATGCTGCAACAGGTAGCGGGTGCCGTGCGCTACTAGCAACCATTCGCCGACAACACGCTCCCCGTCCTCAAGCAAATCAAGGAAGCGTTGGGTATTGGCTTCAACGAAAAAAGAAAAGTGATGATGTTGTTCGTATGGCGACGTGCTAGCCAAGTATCCGGCTCGGCTTAGCGCAAGGATTTGACCGTTAACGCGGGCGACTCCAACATTAGAGCCGTCAAGCTTTTCCTGAACAATGATCAGATCATGCTTGTCCCGAGCCTTTTCGGTGCAGATTTTTTCCTGGCCTTCGTGGCACTTATGGTCGCCAGGGCCAAGGCGCGAGCCGGGGAGGTGGGCGATACTGCCGTAGTTGCGTCGACCCAGAGGCTTTTTGCTTGCGGTGAATAGGGGGGTGGTCATGGTTTACCGCTGGGGGGTTGGTGGGGAGGGTGGGGCGGGATCGGGAGTCGGATCGGCGGCGTCCAGCGCAATCAGCCGGTCGAGTTTGTCTTGGTGGGGTGGGCGCTCGGCCTCCACAGCCTCAGCCTCGTAGCTGAACTGTTTGCCGCCGTGCTGGAAGCTGCCCCTGACCACCATGGCGCGCGGCTTCAGCAGCTCCTGAGCGATGCGCTGCGCGTCGCCGCTGCCGTAGGTGGTCTCGACTCGGGCTTGCTGGAAATGGAGCGGGCGCCAATGGGCATCCGGGCCAGCTCCAGCGCCTCCACCCGCCGCACGATCCCCCAGCTCAGGGCGCGCACCTCGGCCTGCTCCAGCTGGGCGGCCTCTAGGGCTTCGATGCGTTCCATCAGTTCACGAAGGACTGAAGCTAGGTAGTCATCACCAAGGCCTTGAGTTCGTTTAATTACAAACTCCCAGTGAGCGGGGTGGGCTTTGTAGGGCACGTGCTGGTCGGTCATGGCTGGGTTTCCGTAATGGGGTTCAGAAATGGAATGCCGGTAGTTCGGCGCTCAATGATGCGGGTTTTTCTGAGATTGGCGCCCTCTGTGTGAGTGCCGGGTGGAATTGTGATCGTTTCAGGCATTTCACCGCCTGGCGGTGCCATCATCCCCGCTCTGATCAAGGCTTGGCTGATGGTCTCGCCAGGCTGGAGGTGGATGGTGATGGTCATGGTGCTTTAATTACTGCTTCTGGATTTGCGAATCCAAGTAGCGGCAGGAAGAAAAATGGCTGATTTCGTTTCCGCATGACAGCGGCACCTTGGATTTCATTGGAAGCCCTGGCCGCTGCCCTGGCCGCTTCCCTGGCCGCTTCCCTGGCCGCTTCCCCGGCCGCTTCCCCGGCCGCTTCCCAGGCCGCTGGTGTCATGTGATCAAGATGTCGCCAAAAAGCAAGCACTGCTTGCGCTTGATCTCCTAAAATTTGCTCGGGGTTGCGAATAACACTAGAAGGCGCACCTTGTTGCTTGTCGTTGATAATGCGCAACAAGACCGAATGGGCGCGGCTGATGCCAAACAATTCAGCAACTCGCTTGTCAGCTGCAGTTTGATCAACATGGCGCAATTCTTCAACGGTTAGCCCACCAATAAAATGCAACGCTTGCCCTTGGGCGCACATGCAAGAGCCGTCGTCACTTACAAGACTTCCCTTGAAGGGCATGTTTCCAGGCCAGTAATCAAGGAGTTCTTCGACTGTGGTTGGTGTAGTCATTAGAGAATGGGAATAGCGAGTGGATGACTGCCGGGATTCATACGTCTGCCCCCAACTCCCGGCGGACTGGAGGCGTTGCGGTGGTGCCGGGATGGGCTCCTGGCGGGCTGCGGTGTGCTCAGTCACCAGACCAGGCGCCATCGGGTCGCAGCTGAGCTAGAGCCACCAACTGGCATAGAGCTCGCTTTGCATTGCCTTCGGTAGGCGCCCAGTAATCATCGTTAACATCATCGCCAAGGCTGCTAATTGCGTCCTGTAAAACAGGAATGGAGGCGGCGCCGGTCATCCCGTAAATGGTGCGGATGCCATTCTCGCCAAAAGCCCTGTAATAGTGGCTGGAGTAATTGTAGGTAATGTTGAGCCAAAGCTCAGTTGTTCCGCCCATTGCGCAGGTGCCGCCAGTGATCTGATGCGGCTCCTGAGCATGCAGGGCTTTTTTGGTAACGGGGTCTACTAGCTGAATGTCGTAGCTCATAACAGGAGTGGTGGGTAGTAGTGGGACGATCAAACCGCCAGCATCCTCCGAACCGTTGACCGGGAACACCCCAGTCGATCAGCGATGCGCTGCTGTGTCCAGCCGTCGCGCCGCCACCTGCGGGCGCGTTGCTGGCGGGACTCTGTGGCCCACAGCAGGAACAGCAGCGGAAGCAACAGCAGCACCAAAGCGGTGCAGAGAATCGTGGTTGTCATGGCGAACAATGGCGAGTGGCGGGCGTGTGCCCGTGGTCGAATCATACCGGATGGGTTCCGGTTTTGCACCCCTTAGGGGCGGGGATGGGCAGGACGTGGGCGGAGCGGTCTGCTCATGCCCGCCCCTCCTGCCGCAGCTCGGCGGCGAGGGCGAGGAGTTGGCGCTTGCTGACCCATTCCTCTCCACTAAGCGTGGTTATTTTGGAAACATTGGACACTGCAGCAACCAGCCCGGCGGCCAGCGGGTAACCCATGTCTTCCAGCGGCCCTTGAGCTTCGTAGGCGTCATTCCAGGCATCCCATACAGCCTGCGCGGCGGGGGATAGGGGTGGGGTTGGGGTGGTCATGATAGCTCTCCTGTGTTTGCAAACCTTTCCAGGATTGGCAGCAGTTTCGCAACTTGCGCCTGTGTCAGGTGCATCCGAGTAGTGCACTGCACCTCATCAGGAAGCGGGTAGGGGATCCAGCCACAATCAGCATTTGTCTCGATGCCAAGCCTTTTAGCGTCACCGTGAAGGATCTTGGCGTTGGGGTCAGAGGGCCCAAGCCAAATGGCATCTTCGGTAGCAAGCGAACTTTTTTGAATACTGCATTCAACTCCATATCTATCTTTGAACTCAATCACCTCGTATCCTCTTGGCGTGGAAGTGGCATGAAGATCCATCACCCCACCTCCGCGCCGGGCACCGGCAGGGCGTTGTGGGGATACCAGTGGGCCCTGCGCAGTTCGTCACTTGTGGAGTATTCACGCAATACCCAGGCGTGAGGTATCCATTCATACTCATCAAAGTATTGCTCTTTAATGCCGCCTTCTTCAACCCATACTTCTCCTTCATCGTTGCAATCCTCCCGCCCCGGCACCGGCTCACTGACCGGCACCGGCTCGGTGGTGGGGTGGGCGTAGCGGGTGAGGATGGCGCCACATAGATCGGCAACATCTTCGGCGCAGACATTGCCGATCAGTCGCGCAGTAGGTTCCCAGCCGAAAGCGCACTCTCGAACCGCCGTTGCAATGGATGCGATTCGCTCCGTCACCCCCTCCGGCTCGGGCTGGGCCAGGGCGGCGCGGGTCTGGGATAGGTGCTCGCGGCACTCCATCAGGCAGACGGGATCGAAACAGTCACGATCAACGCAATCAATCAGATAGCGGACATTTTCAATTAGCTCGGCGCATGTCTTGCGCCAATCAGTTCGTTTAGTCATCGTTGGCATGGGATGGGACGGGTTGATGTCCAGTAAGGGGGGCCACCAGGTGGCACAACAAAATAAACCTCATCGTCTTGTGAGGGTTCGACAAGCTCGTATGTTTGATTGAACAGCTCGCGGCCGATCGGATATTCCTCGCCTTTCACGCCACGCATGATCAGATCATCGTTCATTGCTGGTGTGATGCCTTCGCGTGTCGAAACAAATGCTTCTCCAGGTCGCTGCTCTCTGACGTGTACCGTGATCGGCAGTTTCCTGCAAGGTTTCCAGTCGGGGCCGATCTCGGGCTCAAGGTTGGGCTCAGGCTCGGGCTGGGCCAGGGCGGTGCGGGCGCGGGCAACCAGTTCAGATTCGTGACCTTCATACAGCGATGTGTGGCCATTAAGCGCATCAGCCAACTCAGCACACAACGCTCTGAAATCAGTGCTCATCGTTCATCTCCAGTGTGTGTGAATCCATCCAGCCAGTCCGCAACCGAACTGGACCCACCGTGCCGCTCCCGAAGGATCTGCCCCAGCTCTGCAGCCACCCTGCGGGCGACGGCGGTGCAGGTCTGGCACGGCTCAAGGCACCGGCCCGGCATGGGGCAGGCGGCCAGGGATAACCGGGTGGAGGGTGTTGGTGTGGGGCGAGCCTGCTCACTAGTGGCGGGCGCGGTGGCAATGCGGGCCATGGCCTGCTGGGTGGGGGTGGTGTAGGTGATCATTGAATTAAGCGTCAGAATCAGCAGAGAACACGCACTTGAAGTTGTAGACGTGGCCATCGTTCCACCATGCTTCGCCATAAGCGTTGTGGTGGTCCGGTAGCTTATGCGGGCGATCTGCGTCGAACTGATAGATCACAGTTCGACCAACTTTCATGGCCCATGCCATGGCAGCTTGAAGGCTGGTGAAGCCACGAACCGGGGCAATGATGTGCCCGGTTTCGCGATACAGCTTTGCTTTCTTCGGGGTGGTTGCGTGATACAGAATCATCGGGCGCCCTCACCATGCAGCAGCTGTTTGGCCGCGGCGGCCAGCACTTCCAGCTCTTCGACGCTGACAGGGATCTCGGCCTCCCCGTAGTGCAGCTCTAGGCATTCTTCGCCACTGTCGGGCACCAGTACCAGCCTGAGCGCTATGTCAGAAAACGGGCCATCAGGGGCGTTGGCGTCATAGACGACAACTTCAGTAGCTCGGGTTGCGTAGCTCATCGTGATGGGGTGGGGTTGTGGATCCGGTCGTTCACGATCCGCCGGAGCAGATCGTTCATCCCCTCGCCAGGCCGGAGCTGGCGGCGGAGGGACTCGACCTCGGGGAGGGTGAGGATGAGGGTTAGGCGGCGGGTTTCGGTCATGGGGTCACCCCCTGCCGTCTGCGCTGCTTCGGCCGGCGGTGTTGTTCCGGCAGCACCAAGCCCTTGATGCGGGCCACCCTGGCATTAAGGGCGGCCCAGTCCTCCAAGTCCTTGAACCTGAAGTGGCCCGTGCCCTTCTTGAACAGCTTGCACTCAAAGAAGCCCCAGTCGTACCACTGGCCGGCGGTTAGCCTGTCCCAACCGGCGGCGGGCGTCATCACCTCCTCGTACTTCCGGCCGGTGATGTAGCAGAGGGCCTTCACCAGATCCTGAACCTTCGGCTGGTTGCCGCCCCACTTCATGCTCACCGTGCCGCCACTCCAGTCCGGTTCGGCGATGTAGGGCACAATGAACTTCTGGTTGAACAGGTAGGCGTCGTTCGTCTTCCACCCCTCCACGTTCCACCGGTTCTCAGCGGTGTGGCGGGTGAGCTCATCGAATGCGGCCTCGACCGCCCGGTCGATCCGCTGGTCAGTGGTGCCGGCGATCACCTGCAGCATCCTGAACAGGTTCCGCTCGGTGAATGGCACCTTCGTCTGCTGCTCCACGAACTTGTTGATGTCCCCTGCCAGCTGGCTGGTGGCCATCTCGCGCGGCAGCATCTCGGCGATCACCGACTCCCAGAACGACTTCTGGAGCTGCTTGCGGAACCGGTTGCGGCTGGCGGCGCAGCCTTCCATGCTGATCTGGATGCCCAGCTCGCCTTTGTAGATGCCGCCCACCTGGGCCTGCAGACGCACGCCGGCCTCCAGCTGCTGGTCATAGATTTTGCAGGCCTCCACGTAACGGTTTACCAGGTCGCGGCTGCGGCGGTACTTGATCAGGCCCTGGCCCTCGGCCTCGATGTCATCGGGCCCCAGGAAGAACCCGTCGAACTCATCAGCGCCGCTTGCACGTTGGCCGGGCTTGGTGAGCCGCACTAGGCCGATCTCGCAGCGCGTGGTGCGCTCAGCGTCCTCGAACGACGGGCCCAGGTTCTGGCCGCTGCCGTACTGCTCGATCAGGGTGCGCAGCTGCTGGCTGGCCCTGCTGCCCCATCGGCCGGTTTCGATGGTGTTGGCGTTGCAGAGCGCAACGATCTCGCAGCCTGGCGGGGCGATCTCCCAGGCGTGCAGGATGTGCCGCTCATCGGCCGAGAACGGCGGGTTCATCACGATCAGATCGACGTGGCTGATCTGCTCGGCCGTCACCGTGAGCCAGTCCGCGGCGATCAGGCGGCAGTCGGCGGGAATGCCGGCGAGGATGGCCCGCAGCTTCGGCTCAGGCTCAACCATGAGCACTTCGGCGGCGCCGCGTTCTAGGCAGGCCTGCACCAGGTTGCCTGAGCCGGCGGAGGGCTCCACCACCACCCGGCCGCGCAAGTCGAGCGGGTCGAGCATGGTGGCCGCCACTTCGGGCGGGGTGGGATAGAAGTCGGGGTTAAACATCAGGCCGCCCCTCGAAGTTCATGTGGGCGACCACTTTGTCGATCAGCCACTGCGGCACGGCCGGCGGCTTCGGCGCCCAGCGGCTGGCCCTCCAGGCTTGCGCGTGAGGATCCCACTGGGCGATTCGATCAAGCAGCTTGCGTTGGCCGTTGCTGCGGTGGAAGCGCACCAGGTTGGGATTGCGGCTGAAGGTAGGGTCTTGGGTGATGGTCCAGCCCGCGCCCGGCGTGTTCGCGTTGCTGCGCGAGTCGTAGATAACGTGCGGCGCCATCAGCTGGCCTCCACACTAAAGGGCGGATTGGCCAGCACCAGGCCAGGGGCGGGCGCCTGCAGCAGAAACCCGCCAGTGCCGGCGGAGGGCTGGTAGCCGCGCAGTGCGGCGAGGATCGCGGGTGGGGTGTACCAGGTCATCACTCCCCCTCCCCCACCAACCGCTCACACAGCGCCCACCAGAGCGAGGTGGCGAGCACGGCGGTGCCGACAATGATTAGCACGGCAATGATCTCGACCATGCCGGCGAGGATGCAGAGGGTCATGGCAGGAAGTCCTCCCGAATGCGCCGTGGGGGTGGAAATTGAGGCTTGGGCGTGGTAGGCCCACCGTTGCCGTTGCCGCGCTGGATGGGGCCTTCTTTGAAGGGCGTACGCATGGCTTCCCATTGAGCCAGCGTGATCTCACCACCTCCACAGCGACGGGCGCTGTACTCATGCAGGTACCGGTCGCGGACCCTCGGCGGCCAAACGTCCCAGATGAAAAAGAGAATGCGGCCTAACGGTATGCCAACGGCAAGGCCAAGTAAGAAACTGCGCATCACGCCTCCACCTCCAACCGAAGCTGAGCAGGATCAGCAGGCCCAACCCTCCAGAACAGGTAGCCAGGGTCGCCGATCGTGCCGGCCTCGTACTCGACCAGATCAGCGGCCTTGAGCTCGCGGAGCAGTTTGGAGAGATGGTTGTGGCGAAGCACATTGCACTGCTGCATCAGCTCAGCAGTGGGCACCCGGCGGGTGGGCTGGGGATTCAGCTGAGCCAGCAGCAGGCAGGTGATGATCGCCCGGCTGGGCAGCTGGTGGTGCCGGGATAGGAGATGGTGCACGAGTGGGGTGAGGTTCTGCATGGATCAGAAGGGCACATCCTCATCGCTGGGGGCATCGTTGCCGAGCCAGCTCTGAGAGGGGGCGGATTGCTGGGCTGGAGCGGACTGCTGGGCTGGGGCGCCATCACTGCGCTTCTTCATCAGGAGCTCCCACTTCTCCACGCTCACGGACCAGGCGCTGCGCTCTTCGCCGGTGGTGCGATCGGTCCAGGTCTCGGACTTCACCTGGCCGGACACCTCCACCAAGTCGCCCTTCGCGCAGGCATCAGCGAAGGCCTGGGCCCGCTCGTTCCACAGCACCAGCTTGAAGCTGTCGGGCTGTTTGCCGTCGTCACGCTTGGCGCCGGGCTGGTTGACCAGCAGGCGTGCATTGCAGACCAGCAGGCCTGACTCGAAATACTTCATCTCCGGCTCAAATCCCAGGCGCCCGATGAATCGGTGCTGAGAGGCGCGGAGCAGTTGGATCAGGAGTTCGTTCATGGATGTTCAGGGGATGGGGTTAGATCTTCCAGGCAGCGGGGAGATCGTCGCTGTTATCCGAAGGCGGATCTTCACCTTCGGGCGAAGCCTCAACTTCCAAAGGATCGCCGTCGTGGTCCAAGACCGTCATGGTTGGTCGGTCTTCTTTCGCCGGCGCACCGTTGCACTTCGCCACGGTCTCGCCGCTGATGCCCTGTTGGATGATCCGGTCAAGCACCTTGGCCGGCAGGTCCGCCAGCGCGGCGATCTTCCCGCTGCTGACCATCAGGCAGAACGCCATCACGCCGTCTGAGGTCAGGCCGGCGGCATCGCAGACCTGCTGGGCATGTGGCAGGGCGGCGGCGGGATCAGGGACGCTCTCAGTCACAGTCACCGGTACCACCTCCCCGCCGATCTCGTCGGGGGTGTAGGCCGTGTGGCCGCCGAGGGCGTCGGGGCAGTGCGTGCGCATCCCGGCGGTGAGCGCCCGGCTAAACAGCATGGCCTCGGGGTAGGCCTTCCACGTGGGGTTCTTCAGGAGGCCGGCACGCTCAGCCATCTCGATGGTGAAGGTCTCCACGCCCATCTCTTCGCCGTTGGCGAGAAACCGGATCCGGCAGACCTTGGCCGATTTCTCCAGCACCCGGTAGTCGTACACCGGGTGCCGGCGCACAGCCTGGGCCAGCAGGTTGGAGCTGAACGCCGGCCGGCCGTTGATGATGTGGACGCCGGTGGCGGAGGCGAACGGGGAAAACCCGGCCTCCATGCCGGCCATCAGTCGGATGGCGCACTCGGCGACCTGTGTTTCCTGATTGCCGGCGCGGCCGAACAGGCCAGACGCGGCAAACACCCGGGCCAAGCGGGCCAGGTCATCTACTGACTGGACCTGCAGGCTGAGGGCTGGTGTGGCGCTCGGCGCTGTGAGCGCTGAGCTGGTGTGGTCGGCCATGGCGTCGAGCGGTTGGATGCCAGAATCCTAGCGGATGGGTTCCGGTTTCGCACCCGTTCGCAGTATTTCTCTCGCATCCTCCACACTGCGCACGATTCCGGCGCACCCACCAGCGGCGGTGATGTGGTCGAGAAATGCGGTCTGCTGGGGGGTGGGCCTGCCGGTGGCCGATTTCACCTCAAGCGCCACGAACTGGGCCAGGTCGCCCACGCGGCGATACCCGATCAGGTCGGAGCTGCCGACACATAGGCCCGCATGGAGCGGCCTGGCGTTGCGCACCACCACGTCGCCAGGGCGGAGGGAATGGGCCAGCGCGGAAAGGTTCCCAGCGGTGACGCGGGTGGCGGCGCCAGCCCAGCCGGTGCCGACGTTGTTCCTGAAGAGGCGGACCGGGCCTGAGCCGTGGGCCAGGAGGATTCGTTGCTGAGTTTCCTGTTCGCTGGGCATGGCGGGGGCGGGTGTGGTTCCGGCAGTCAACGGACGCCAAACAGCACAAAGCCGCCAGCGGTGGGCCGGCGGCAATGGCGGGAGCGTCCGCTTAGGCCCGGGCCTAGCGAGTGCTTCACCAATTCTACCCCACCTCCCGCAACGCCTCAAACGTCATCCCCAGCACCCGCACCGGGCGGGCCTGACGCATCGCCAGGGTGATGGCTGCCTGGGATACGTGCAGCTCCCGGGCGGCGCTCACCGCACTGGGCCAGACCTGGCCGGTCTCCACGCACCGCACGCGCCAGTCACCACGGGGCCTGGGATACCGGTTGGCCACCTCTTCGGCCAGCTCGCGATCCTCCAGCAGGGCGAACAGGCGATCGGCATCGAATCCACCGAGGGCCTGCGGGCGCTGGCGGGCCAGTCGGCGCCAGTTCTGGCGGGAGACGTAGCGGAACGCGCCGCGCCACGCAGGGCGCAGGATCTCCCGGTTCCGTTTCGTGCGCAGCCAGGCCTCGACCCTGGCACAAGGGCAGCCCAGGATCTCGGCCGCGCCTCCCGATGTGACCCACTCGCCAGCACGGACTCTGGTGTGGTGGCCCATGCGGACGAGCTTCAGGTGGATGGCATTCGCTGAGCGCTCCGGCCATTTCATCTGCCCAGCCTTGCGGCGGTAGCGGTTGGCGATCTCCTTGATGGGGAACGACTCGGCCAGGGATTCGAGGAACTCGGACTCGGGGCGGGTCCAGCGTGGGGGTATCACGCCACCCTCCCCCACTGCCCCTTCGCCTGCCGGGCGGCGATCACGTGCCGGGCCCAGCCGCGGGGGTTCTTCATGCCCCGGCGCTTGCCGATGGCGATCAGGTCTTCGACGGTCTGGGCGCGGGATTGTTCGCGTAACAGAGGCACTCGCATGCGTTTCCGATGGCATCGACAGGAGTCCTGGAAAATGTCTTCATCATCAACAGGAAAAGGATTTTTCCTACTGATATGCCAGATTGATTCATCGTCGCTAGGCGAAAGAACAAACCACCCAGGTTCCCACTTATTAGCTTCATTCAATACTTCTATTTTTTGGCCCATCTTCAACTGCACGGTTGCATTAGAGCCCACCTCAACCAACTCACCATCCACGTGCTGCAACGATCGCCGCTCCGGCTTGAACTCGTGGCCGCAGTCGGGACAGGCCTGGCGGGCGCTGGGCATGGCGGCGAAACATGCCGGGCAGACCTTCACGCTCGGCGCCTTCTCCCGGTCTTTCTTCGGTGTGCCCTCCAACGTCCACTCCCGCTCTTCAAGGTGGTGGCCCAGCCTCACCACGTTGCCCACGTGGTCGAGGATCACCGCCTGCTTCCCCGGCTGGGGCCTCAGGCAGCGGCCGATCATCTGCAGGTGCAGGCTCACCGACTGGGTAGGCCGCAGCAGGATGCACCCGGCCACGCTGGGCACGTCCACACCCTCGCCGATCAGCGCGCAGCTGGTGAGCACCTTCAGTCGACCGGCGCCCAAGTCCGCCAGCAGCTGCTCACGGGTGGCCGCATCCATGGTGCCGTCGATCGAGGCCGCGGCCACGCCGTTGCGCTGGAACAGGTCGGCCACCGCTTCGGCGTGCGCGACGCTGCAGCAGAACGCGATGGCCGTCCGCCCGTCGAGATACCGGCGGTAGTGCGACAGGCAGTCACCCATCGCCTGGCCTGCCTGCAGGGCCTGGCCCGCCTGGCTCATGTCGAAGTCACCCATCCGCCGACGCAGGCCGCTGGTGTCGAATCCGATCGGCGGGGCCAGCACGCGGGCCGAGGCCAGGAACCCGGCCTCGGTGAGTTCGGCGGGGGTGGGGCCCATCACCATCGCTGAGTACCACTCACCCAGGCCGCGGCCATCGCAGCGGATCGGCGTGGCGGTCACCCCCAGCACCCGAGCGGTGCGGCAGTGCTGCAGCACGCGGGCCCAGGTGCCGGCATTGCTGTGGTGCGCCTCATCGATCACCAGCAGGTCGAAGAACTCCTGCGGGATGTGGTGCAGCCGCCTCGCCAGGGTCTGCACGGAGGCGACCTGCACCGGGCGGGACAGGTCCATGCTCCGGTTGGCGGCGATCAACCCATGCGGCACGTCGAGGGCCTCTAGGCTGGCGCTGGCCTGGCGGAGCAGCTCGGCGCGGTGGACCAGGATGCACACCCGGTTGCCGCGGGCTGCGGTCTCGCGGGTGATGTGGCTGAACAGCACGGTCTTGCCCCCGCCAGTGGGCAGCACGAACAGCACCGATCGGTGGCGGGACTGGTAGGCATGGCGGATCTCGGCGACGGCTTGGAGTTGGTAGGGGCGGAGGTTCAGGGTGGTCACGCAGCGCCAAACCCCCTGGCGTTGGGATTATCGCAAAGGTTCAGTATTTCGCCCTTGCCAATTTCAGACTCAAGGTTTGCTTGATTGAGAAAGACGCGAGCGTTAGTTTCGCCAGCCACAACCCTAACCACCAAAACCGCAACGGCAGTTTTTACTTCACCCGTAACATCTGGGACAATCTCTAGCTCATTCAAGTCGAGATAAGGCTTGCGAATGAACATGCTGCAACGGTGTCTGCGCATTTCCCGAAGATCGCGCTTCAGAATCGCCAGAGATGGCTCTGCGATTTCCGGCTGTAGATCTCCATGGTGAACCGAGCCGTCGGGCGAGTAGATGGTGTGCTGAGTCATGGCATCAGTGATCCGAATTAACACCACCACCCACCCCACTTGCTGCCGCCCTCAGAAACCGTTGGAGCTGGAACCAGCGACAGTCCTCGATGGGACCCGTACAGACCAGAGGCCGACTGAGACCCACCGCCTGGCCCGGGCAGTGGTCGGCATCGTCAGGGAGTGGGGCGTGGGGGTGGTGGCTCCCAGATCATACCCTGTGGGTTCCGCATCCGCACCCCTTAGGATGGGAGAACAACAATCACCCCCGATGCCCCGCTACCCGTCCCCTGAAGGCCACACCACAATCAGCCTGGAGCTGAGAACCGATCTGGTGAGCCACCTCGACACACAGGCCCAGTACCTCGGCATGAGCAGAGCCGCATACCTCCGGCAGCTGATCGTGCGCGACACCGAACGCCAAGGCCCCGCCCCCGCCCGGGCCTGACCCCATGCCCCTAGACGCAGCGGACGGCAGCTGGCCCCGGCTGCTGATGGAACTGGGCGGCCTATCGCCTGAGCAGCTCACTGACACTCACCAGCCCTGCCCGAACTGCGGCGGGGAGGACCGCTACCGGTGGGACTGCGACGACGGCCCCGGAGGCTGGTTCTGCAACCAATGCGGCGGCAAGGACCGCATGGGTGGTGGCGGCAATGGCATGGACCTGCTGATGCGGGTCAAGGGTTGGGAGTTCAAGGACGCCTGCCGCAGGGTTGAGGAACACTTGGGACCGCCGCAGCCAGTGGCCGCTAAGCCGAAACCCAAGGGCCGGCCGCATCGCATCCCCGATCAGCCGCCAGCCGATGCCGCCGCCCCCGCACTGGGCCGGGCCACCGCCCAGTGGTGCTACCGCAATGCCGCTGGTGAGCAGCTGTTCTGGGTGCAGCGCATCCCCAAGCCCGACGGCAAGCTGTTCGTGCACCGGACCTGGCTGGACGGTGGCTGGCACTACCCCAGCAAGCGCGACCCGTTCAAGTCGGAATGGCCCACACCCCGGCCGCTCTACCGCCTGCCGGATTTGACAGGCAGGCCTGATGCCCCGGCGCTGATCACCGAGGGCGAGAAGGCCGCTGACGCTGCTGCTGAGCTGTTTCCTGATCACGTCTGCTTGGCCTGGTGCGGCGGCACGGGCGGCATCAACACCGTGGACTGGCAGGCCCTGGCGGGCCGCGACGTGACGCTCTGGCCCGATGCCGATGAGCCCGGCCGAGCGTGCATGGCGAAGGTCGCCGCCAAGCTTCTGCCCATCGCCGCATCGATGGCCATCGTTGCCCCGCCAGGGTCGGCGCCCGAAGGCTGGGACCTGGCCGATGCCACCGACTGGACCCAACGCCAGGCCGCCAACGCCCTGCGGAAGTTCGCCAAGGCCGTGGAAGCACCGGCCGAACCTGAGCCCGCGCCCTCCCCCCCGGCACCCGCGCCCGAGCCCCCGGCAGACATCCCCACGTCCCGCCCCTTCACCTGCCTGGGCTTCGACGAGGGGATTTTCTATTACCAGCCACGCAGCACCGGCCAGGTCACCGGAATATCTCGCGGCAGCCACACCGGCACCAACCTGGTGCAGCTCGCTGAGCTGGGGTACTGGGAGGCGCTCTACCCGTCGAAGACCGGCGTGAACTGGCTGGCCGCCGCATCCTCGCTGTTCGCTGAGCAGGCCCGGGTGGGCATCTTCAGCCCTGACCGCATCCGTGGCCGTGGCGCCTGGTGGGACGCCGGCAGGTCGGTCCTGCACCTGGGCGACCGGCTGTTGATTGATGGCGAGCTACACCCGATCGCCAAGCCGCCCCGATCGAAGTTTCACTACCAGCGCCTCGCATCAATCGACCTGCCCGACGGCATCGAGCCACTCACCGATCACCTGGGCGCCGAGCTGATCGACATCGCCTCACGGTTCCATTGGGAGGTGCCGGCCTCAGGCCTGCTGCTGGCGGGATGGATTGCTCTGGCGCCAATCTGCGGCGCCCTCCAGTGGCGTCCGCACCTGTGGTTGACCGCATCGGCCGGCTCGGGCAAGTCTGCCATCCTTGATCGGCTCGTTGGCCCGCTGATCGAATCGCTGGCGCTGTTTCCTGAGGGCAACACTACCGAGGCCTTCATCCGCCAGCAGCTCCGCTCCGATGCGGTGCCCGTGGTGTTCGATGAGGCCGAATCCAACGAGAAGGCCGACCGCCAGCGGATCCAGAACATCCTCTCGCTGGCCCGGGTCGCCAGCAGCGCCGGCCGCGGCGTGATCGGCAAGGGCGGCGCCGATGGCACTGCGCAGAGCTTCACCATTCGATCGATGTTTCTGCTGTGCTCGATTTCCACAGCCCTGAAGCAGGGCGCCGATCAATCCCGGTTCGCTCAGCTCACCCTGCGCAATCCGTCCTACCTGCCGAAGGAGCAGCGCATCGCCCACTGGTCCGCGCTGGACGCTGAGATCACCCGCCTCTGCACGCCCGAAACCGGCCACCGCCTAATGCTCCGCATGGTGCGCCAGATCCCGATCATCCGCGATTCGGTCGCCGTTTTCCGCAGGGCAGCAGCCGAGCGGTTCGACAGCCAGCGGCAGGGCGATCAGTACGGCACCCTGCTGGCCGGCGCGTGGTCGCTGATGAGTTCTAGGGCCGCCACCATTGAAGACGCCTATTGCCTCATCGATGCCAACGACTGGGACGCCTACAAGGAACAGTCCGAGGCCGATGAGGAGCGCTGCCTGCAGCACATCCTGCAGTATCCCATGCGGATCGAATTGGAGCGGATGGAGGTGATCGGCGGCAAGGTGTTCAACCGGGTCAGCGCCACCACGCGGACCGTGTGGGAGCTCGTTGAGGCAATGAATGGCTCAGCCGACACTCAGGAAATCCTCCCCGAGGCGGCTGAGCCTCACTTGGGCCGATTGGGCATCAGGGTCTCCGGTGGCCGGCTGATGATCGCCAACACGGCCCTGGGTCTGCAGCGCATCCTCGCGGACACCCCATGGGCGCACAGCTGGCCCACGGTCTTGGCCCGCCTGCCCGGCGCAGAGAAGGCCGGCAAGGTCCGGTTCAAGGGCATGAGCAACAGCAGTCGGGCCGTGTCGCTGCCGCTGCCGAAGGACTGAATCCCGTTCCAACCGGAACAGCGGAACAGAGGCGGAACGGCCTGAACCCAGTCGTGGAGAGGGTTTGTTCCGCTTGTTCCGCTGTTCCGCTTTTTTCCGGGGACAGCCCCATAGAGAGCAGGTGAGCTGATCACCCTGTTCCATTGGGGCAGACCCCTCTATGTATCTGTATTTCTCTTTAGAGGTGGAACAACGGAACAAAGGGGAGCCCAGGCCCGTGGTGGCCTGCTGTTTGACCCGTTCCGCTTTTTGTTCCACCCCCGGAACAGGCGGAACGGGGCGGAACGGGCATATCTGGTCGCTTGGTCGCACGCCAGTGTGCTACAGTTGCTTACCTGCAAATTTCCGCATGGCCACCTCTGCATCGCAGACCTACATCGCTCGACTCGGGTTCCAAGACCGCGACCGCTCAAGCGAACAACACGGCCTAGCGTGCGAATACCTGTTTGAGCGGATGATTGAACTAGAGGTTGCGCCGTTTTTTCATAAGACCAACCGAGACGATTTTGTTTATCGCATTGAAGAGGTAAAGCGTGAAATCACTACCTACGAAAGCAACTCGTATTACAAAAACAGGCCTGAATCGCAAAAGGCTAAAGCTAAGCTTCAAGAGCTAGAACAACACTTAGAGGATTTTGACGCAAGCAGCAAGCCTTCTGATTACATAGCAGAAGCTCGCGACCTATACAAAGTTGGCAACTGCGTAAACGTTCCGATTGTTTCGCGTTCCTTCGTCAATGGTTTCGCTGATGTCTTAATTGATAGATATCATCATAAATGGCTTGGTGAAGTTAAAATAACAAAAGAGCCGGCTGAAAATGTATTGCAACAAATTAACTTTTATCTGAGCTATTTAGATAACGTTGATGCTGTCTACATTCTCACCGAATACGACCCTGGTGATCTAAAACGGCTCTGCTTTGGCACGAAGATCAAGGTTTACCGCCTTGGTCAAGTCTTTCAGCAGTGGCTCGCCAGCCGGACGATGCCTGCCACCGAGGAGCTCTGATGCCCAGCAATCTCCCCCGCCTCAACGTCGTGATGACTCCGGCTATGCGCCAATGGCTGGAGGCCCAGCGAATGCCCTGTGAGTCGGCCGCCCATGTGGTTCGCCGGATCTTGGCTCAAGCCATGGACGCGCCTCTTAAGCCGCCCGCCTAACAGCACCGTAACGCTCCATCCTCCCCGTGTGACAATCCATCAACCGGCCACCCATGGCCACCCCAGGCCGTAAGGGACGCGCTAAGGTATGGGGACAGGAGCCGAGGCGCTCCGCCACTCACTGCCAGCCATGACCCGCAATCAGATCATCAAGGCCCTCAGCAAATCTGGGTTTGACATGGAAGCTGTTGCAGAATGCAATCACAGCGAAATCTTTATCGGCTACATGACAGATGGAGTGGTAGCGCTCAAGGATTACGACCGGACAGCGCAAGCTGTTGACTCCGCCGCCAAAATTCTTGGATGGGGTGGGAGTTCTTGCGCTTGGGGAGGCTTCCGTCTCTACAAGGGCTTTCAAGCAGATCCAATGGAAGGAACGATCTACGGTCGCGAGCATTATTGATCCACCGCCTAACCCACCCCACCCCGCCAGGGGCTTACCCTGGCGATCACTCCACTGCATTAACAGCTATGAACGTTCAGCAACTGATTAAAGAACTCCAGAAGTATCCGCCTGATATGCGGGTAATTCTGCAGGGGTATGAAAGCGGTTTTGATGATCTCAGCAGGCTAGAGCTTATGGAAATTGTTGTTAATTACAATGACGACGGCCATAGTTGGTGGAATGGCAAACATGCACCCGCAAGCCAAATGCTGCCACCAACGGCGAAAGGCCATGAGCAAGCCCTGCTGATCTCCTAATGCCTGACCCCCGCAACGCCGAACACCAGCGCCGCTGGCGAGAACGTCAAGCAGGCCGCCTGCCGCCTGTGGAGCGCCCCTGCTGCACTACCTGCGGCAAGGTCCACCGTGGCGCCCATGGCGCCCTGTGCGCCAGCTGCTGGGAGCGCATCACGCCAGAGGGCAAGGCGGCTCACTCCGAACGGGTCAGGCGCGCTCAGCGCCGCAAGCGTGACAGATTGTGAACTGGCCGCCCTGATGGTCGCCACACCGTAAGGGACGCGCTAAGGTATGTGCATCGGAGGGACGCCCTCCACCACTCGCCAGCCAGCCATGACCGCCACCTTCAAGTTTTTCTGGAACGGCATCAAGGTCAACAACGGACCCCTGCAGAAAGCCAGTTTCAGCATCGGCAACACCCTGAACCACCCCCAAGGCACGATCACCATCTACGCCAAGAACTACCGCCGGTTCTCTGCTGAAGTGTGGGAAGCGTTCGACGTCCAGAACGATTCCGACAGCATGACCGACTACTTCGAGTCGGACCGGATTCGCGTCCGCCCTGATCACCCCTTCTACGCTCAGGCGCTCAAGGCGGTGCATGCCTCTGATGCCCACCACTCCAAGATGCGAGCCAAGCGGGAAGAGCGCTGGGCCCAGCGCCGCCAGCTAGCCGCCGCCTGACGGCCATCCCCTACACTGCCCTCGGTGCATGGCGCATCGAGTGGACCGCGACCCTCGCCCTGGCAGGCGGGGGTTTTTTATGCCCGCTGGCAGACTGTGCGCAGATGCCCTGCCACCGTGAAGCGTGCTGCCACCCCTTGGCATTTGCTAGACCGCTCGACCCCATGGCTGGCCTGGTGGCAGGAGCCGATCCTCAACTGGGTGTCGTCGTGGGATTCCATCGGCTGCCTGACCGTTATCAGCGCTGCTGACCCTGACGAGTTCGCCGCCTGGGATCTGCCGACTGATCTGGACCTGCAGCGGATGGAGCTGGAGGAACTGCTGGACGTGCCGGTGGGGGAGGGGTGATGTTGGAGCTCTCGATCACGACCAACATTCCCGAGAAAATCGGCAAGCTGGCGCTGCTGACGGATCTCCAGTTCCGCTATGCCGTGGCCCAAGCGATGACCGACAGCGCCAAAGCTGGACAGAAGGCCATCACCGACAGCATGAGCCGCTACATCGACCGGCCGACGCCGTTCACTCAGCGCAGCACCTACGTGAGCTTCGCCAACCCGAACCGCATGCGGGCTGAGGTGGGCTTTAAGCAGTTCGCCACCAAGGGCACACCAGCTGGCAAGTACCTCTCAGCCATGGCCCGTGGTGGGGACCGCTCGCACAAGCGCTCTGAGTCGGTCCTGCGCGGCGCTGGCGCCATCGGCCGCGGCCAGTACATCGTGCCCCGTCGCGAGTGGCAGGGAGACCCGTACGGCAACGTGCCACGCGGCACCATGTCGATGGTGCTGAGTCAGCTCAAGGCGTATCAGGGCAGCCTGTCCTACATGAACGCCAGCAACAGCGCCCGGTCGCAGCGCAGGCGGGCACAGGCTGGCCAGTTCTTCATGTCGCGATCAGGCCGGGCGATCCTCTACCGCCCGCCTGGCGGGGACAGCCGCGACGTGGAGACGGCCTTCATGGTGCTCGACGATGCGCCCAACCATGAGCGGCGCTTCCCGATCGTGCGGCTGCTGAATGAGGAGATCGACCGCACCTATCCCCGGCTGATCAGGAGCAGCCTGGAGGCGGAGCTGCGGCGGGCTGGGTTCGGGTGAGGGCGGGTGATGGCTGGGCTATGCGTCTATGCGCATAAGCGGGTCCCGTCTAGGCAAAGCCGCGCCGGGTGTATGCGAAGGTTGAACTTTTTGGCGATTTCGTTTTCGCAATAAGGTTGCACAGTTGCGAAGAACACTTGCTACAATGGTGTGGGCCAGCGAGTTCCCGCTCCTGACCCGTGACCAACCTGCGAGCACAGGCCGATGAGCGAAAGCGTAGCGCGCCACCTGCACGGCGCCGAAATTGAATCCATCCGCGAGTGGCTTTACTGCGACAATTCTTCGCCAAGTGGATTGCGCTGGCGTAAAAGTTTCGGAAAACTTCGCATTCAAGGGCAGCCCGCCGGAAGACTTACGCAGGGCTATTTCTGTTTTTCGCTTAATCAGTCTTACTATCGAGCCACTGATTTAATACTGCTACTGAATGGCATCTTCCCAGCAGACCCCCGTCAGCGTGCCTGTTTAATTGATGCCGAAGGTCCGGTAAACGACGCACTAAACCTTCAATGGCATATACCGGTTAAAGAAAAAACCAAACAATCAAGCGTTAAACCTGATTTAGAATCAATAAAAAGGCGCAAAGAAAGGCGTTTTGTTGATAGCGCTTTAAGCGGCAGAATAGCCGTTATAACTGAAGACACAAGGCTTTTCCGCTTGTGCCCAGGCAATCATTTCTGGATGGGTCAACCCTTGACGCTGTACAAAATGGGCCATGACGGCAAATGGGAATGCCCTGAGTGCAAGCAGCATGATCAAGAGCTTTACTCTAGGTATTTGCTGGCAAGGAAAGGGTTTCACATTCGTGTTCACAGAAGCAGGCGAAACCTCAAATCCCTACCTTGGCATGAAGTGCAGCAAAGGTTTGCTCAGTTCGAGCACCGCTGCGCCTATTGCGGCTGTGATGGCAAGATGCAGATTGAGCACGTCGTGCCGATCAGCAAAGGCGGGTCTCATTCTGTGGGCAGCATCGTGCCAGCGTGCAAGCGCTGCAACGCGAGTAAGCACGCAAAGCCGGCCGAAACCTGGTACCGCTCCCAGCCGTTCTTCAGCGAGCTGCGCTGGCGGAAGATCTGCCGGGTGCCGGGCTGGCAGCGCTCCAGCGTCGGGCAGCTGGCGCTGCTGTAGCCCGCAACCACGGCTTACGCTGGTTGCATGACGGTTGCAACCAGCCAAGAACTCAGCGCTGAGAAGGGTGCTGAGTTGATCCACCGCGAAACCGGCCGCAGCTGCAGCAGGCAGAACCTGGAAAAGCTGTGCCGCAAGGGCGCACTGAAGGAGAGCCCTTGCGTCCTGAGCGCCTATCCGCTGCGCGTGGATGCGGCCCTGCTGGTGGCTGAATACCTGGCCAAGGTGGCCCCGTACCAAGCCGAAGCGCAGCAGCCTGCGGCCAAGGTCAAGACCGCCACCCCCAACTCAGCGCCGCGCACTCTCAGCCACCCGCCCAATGATCCTGACGCTGGCGACCCTGGCGAGGTTCCCAACTACAACGAAGAGAGAGCGCGACACGAAAAGGAGCGCCGCCTAATCGCCGAACTCGACCGCCGCCAAAAAGCCGGCGAGCTTGTCTACAAGGCCGACGTGGAGCAGGCGCAGATGGCCATCGCCCTGACCCTGAAGAACCAGCTGGAGGCGCTGCCCAAGCAGATCAAGCAGCAGCTGCCGCACCTGTCGATCGGCGATGAGGAAATGATTGAACGGCTGGTGGCCAAGGTGCTCACCGCGGTGGCGGACTGGCGGATGGATCAGGAGGAAGAGGAATGATCACCCGAGACGTACCAGCCCTGGCGGCAGGGATCGCCGAGTGTTTCCGCCCCCGTCCGTTGCTCAGCGGTGTGGAGTATGCCGACACCTACGGCCACGTGACGGGCAACGCGGCCAGCAAGGGCCCATGGATCACCCGGCCCTATCAGGCCTACTGGTTCTACGCCTTCGCCTCGCGGCGGGTGCCGATCTTCGTGTGCATGAAGTCCGCCCGTGTCGGCTGGTCGGAGTCGGTGAAGATCGGCGCGGTGCAGTACTACGCCCACTGGAAACCATCGAAGGTGATGGTGGTGCAGCCGATCGAAAAGGACGCGGAGGAGTACAGCAAGGAAGACATCAGCGACCTGTTCGCTGACACGCCTTGCCTGGGTGGGTTGCTGTCGGAGTCGAAATCCCGCGGCACGGCGACCAACACCATCCTGCTGAAGAAGCTCACGAATGGCGCACTGATCGACATCGTGAACGCCAAGAGCGGCAAGTCATTCCGGCGCAAGGAACGGCCGGTGGTGATCTTTGAGGAACCGTCTGCCTACGACCGAATCAACGAGGGCTGCCAGATCAAGCTGGGCATCCGCCGTACAGAGACCTCCTGGAATCCGAAGGTGATCATCGGCGGCACGCCGATCTTCCCAAACGACAAGACCCATCAGTGGTTCCTGCGTGGTGATCAGCAGTACCGCCATCTGCCGTGTCCGCACTGCAACCACTACCAGCCGCTGCGGTGGGAGGCGATGGCAAAGGAGGGCCCCGACGCCGGCACCTTCGAGTGCGAGAACTGCAAGGAGCCGATCCGCTACACCTCCCTGCGGGAGATGGACGCCCACGGCGGCTGGGCCTGCCCACTGGGCCTGGACCGCTCACAGCAAGCGCTGACGGCCGAGGGTGAGCCGGCAGTTGAGAGCCAGTACATCTGGGCGGCGTACAGCTACCACGCCGGGGCGGTGTGGTCGAAGCTGATCAGTGAGTACCAGGAAGCACTGGAGGCAATGCGCCGGGGTGATACCGACCCGATGCAGACCTACCACAACACCGTGCTGGGGATCCCCTGGGAAGACAGCATCGCCGGCAAGCTCACTTGCGACGGCCTGGCGGAGCGGCGCAAGAACATCGAGGGCGGCAACGGCTACCCGGCCGGGACCGTGCCCAATGGCGTGCTGCTGATCACCGCCGGGGTGGACGTGCAGGGCGGCGGCGGCTCAGTGGGTGAGCGGGTGGTGGTGACGGTGTGGGGCTGGGGCCGTGGCGAGGAAGGCTGGCACCTGGGCCACTGGGAGATTGACGGCGACCCGCAGCAGAAGGAAACGCTGGAGCAGCTGGAGCGGATCGCCGCGACGAAGTGGCGCAGGGAGGATGGCGCTGAGGTGCCCCTGGCGATGGGTGCCATCGACGAAGGCGGCCACTCGACACAGGAGATCAGGGACTGGTGCCGAAAGCAGGGCGGCCTGTGGGTGCCGGTGCGTGGTGATGGCGCCAAAGGCAAGCCACTGGTGGGCCGGGGCACGCCGGTGGACATCAACCGGAAGAATCAGCCGGTGCAAAAGAAGGGCCTGCTGCTGTATCGGGTGGGCTACGAAACGAGCGTCTCGCACCTACAGGGCCGGTTGCGGAACGAGATCCCTGGGCCTGGGTATCTGCACCTGGGCGAGGCCTCAACCGATCAGTTCCTAGCGGAGCTGTTCCCGTGGAAGCGCATGCCGAAGAAGGGCAGCCGTGGCCGTGAGTATCACTGGGACTGCCCGACCGGAATGCGGGATGAGGCGGGCGACTGCACCCGGTACGCCTACGCCGCGATGCAGCTGGTGAGCCGGAGATACAACCGCGCCACGATGTGGGACCAGCTGGCGGCACAGCTGGCGGCCTCCGTAGCCTTAGACCAGCAGGCCGCGCCACGAAAGGCCCGGAGTTTCACGGTGCTCAAATGACCCAACCGCTGGAGCTCTACCAAGGCGATCTAACCAGCTGGATCGAATCCCGCGTCCATCCTGATGCCACGGCCGTTCGCGTGTGGTTCCGCGCTGCAGCAGCTGGCGCCGGTATCGAGGCGGTGGCCAGCGACACGGACGACGGCTGGCGAGTGACGCTCCCCGCGCAGACCACCGCCACCATGGCCTTTGGCGCCTGGGAGCTGCAGATCGTCTCCACGGTCAGCGGCGCCCCGCTCACCACCGGCCGTGGCAGCTTGACCGTCCGCAAGAGCCTGGCATTCAGCGGCACCCCCGGCGCCTTCGATGATCGCAGCCAGGCGCAGAAAGATTTGGAGGCGGTTGAAGAGGCCATCCGCGCCCTGACCACGGGTGCGCAGGAGTACCAGATCGGCAGCCTGGGCAACGGTGGCCGGAAGGTGGTCCGCGCCGACCTGGCGGAGCTGATCAAGTGGCGCGACCGACTCAAGGCTGAAGTCGCCCGCGAGAAACGCGCCGAGATGATCGCGCAAGGCCTCGGCGATCCGCGCCGGCTCTATGTGCGCTTCACGGGGGTGAGCTGATGGGTGTCCGTTCCTGGCTGCAGCGGCAGATCCTGACCACCCGGCACGGCCGGCAGCAGGGCCAGCGGATGTTTGAGGGCGCCCGGCGTAACCGGCTGCTCCATGACCTGGTGGCGCCGACCACCTCCGCAGACGCCGAGCTGCGCGTCAGCCTGGCCGTACTGCGCGACCGCTGCCACCAGCTGGTCAGGGACAACCCCTACGCCCGCCAGGCCAAGCGGACTACGCAGATCAACGTGGTGGGGCCGCGTGGAATCCAGATGCAGGGGCAGGTGATGCGCCCCAACGGCACCGAGAAGGACGTGCGCCGCAACCAGCTGCAGGAGGAAGCATGGCGCCGCTGGTGCCGGCCAGATACTTGCGACGTGGCGGGGCGGCTGAGTTTCCACGGCTTCGAGATGATGGCCGCCGGCAGCCTGCCGGAGTCGGGCGAATGCCTGATCAGGATCGTGCGGCAGCCGATGGGACAGGGCCGCACACCGCTGGCGCTGGAGCTGATTGAGGCGCACCAGCTCGATGAGGACAAGAGCGGGGTATCAGATCGCGCTGGCCACGAATGGCGGCTAGGCGTCGAGATCAACCAATGGGGCCGCCCCACCCGGTACGCCATCCTGACCCGCCACCCTGGTGACGTGGAGCTGGGCCTGAACCGCCGTGGCGTGGAGCGGAAGCACCTCCTGGTTCCGGCGGCGGACATGATCCATGTGTTCATGCCGGAGCGGATCGGGCAGAGCCGGGGCGTGCCGTGGTTGGCGTCGGTGATCACAACTGTCCACGGGCTTTCTGAATACGAAAAGGCTCACCTGGTACGGAAGCGCGTCCAGGCGGCATCGCTGGGGTGGATTCAGACGCCCGATGCCGGGCTGACCGGTGATGCGGTGGAGAACGGTCAGCGGCTATTCAACACTGAGCCGGGCGCCTACAACATCCTTGAGCCCGGCGAGGTTCCGGTGCCGCCAAACTTCGGGCCGGATGATGGCCAATACGATGCAGTCGTAAAAAACCTCACCAGGCGGTTTGCGGCTGGGTATGGATGCAGCTACGCCACGATCAGCAGGGACTTTTCGGACGCGAATTACAGCAGCATGCGCACAAGCGTCCAAGAGGATCGCGATCATTGGCGCGTGCTGCAGAGCATGCTGATACAGCAGCTGCATCAACGAGTCTTTGAAGAATGGCTCCGCGCTGCAATGTTGGCTGGCGAATTACCTTCGCCAGCTTTTAACGATTACTGGACTAAGCCAGAAAGATATAATGCCCCCATGTGGCAGGCCAGGAGCTGGGACGGCATAGATCCATTAAAAGACATGGTTGCCATGGAAAAAGCCAGGGCGCTGTTACTCGAGTCCCATTCGCAGCAGATAGCCAGCTACACAGGGTCCGAGTTCGGGCAAGTGATGGCACAAATCGCCCGCGAAAACGAGCTGAAAGAATCCCTGGGCCTGATGCCCACCGTGGAGCAGCCGCCTGAGCCAGCGTCGGAACCACCCATCCCTGAGCCTGAGGCGAAAGACCCCGACGACGACGAAGAGGACGCCGAGGATGAGGAAGCTCAGCCCCGGCCATCCGTAGCCTGAGGCCAGCGACTATCCGGCTTTGGATCTCACGAAACTCAAAGGCCCCCAACGGCGAGAGCTGCCAGGCGGCCTCCGCGTTGAGGAAAGCACCGACGAAACCCTGACCTTCAGCTTCAGTTCTGAGGCTCCTGTGAAGCGCTGGTTCGGCCGCGAGATCCTGGTGCACGAGCCAGGCGCGATGGATCTGAGCCGAATGAATGACGGCGCCCCGTGGCTTTGGAACCATAACCCGAACGTGGTTTTGGGCGTAACCGAAAAGACTTGGCTGGGCGACGATCGCCGGCTCTACTCCACGGTGAGATGGAGCCCCAACACCCTGGAGAAGGGCAGCGAGGAGTACAAGCGCCGACAGGACATTCAGGCCGGCATCACAAGGAACGTCTCGTTTGCTTACGAGATTGAGGACTTAGACGAGCGCGACGGCGCTTTCTATGTCACTAGCTGGCCAGTGCTGGAGGTCTCCAGCGTCAGCGTCCCCGCCGATCAGACCGTAGGCCTGGGCCGCGCCATGGATGACCCTTGGGTAGAGCCTGAGCCTGCCGCTGAGCCCACCCCTGAGCCCCCTGCGCCAGCCGAGCCGACCGTCACGATTGACCCCGAGTTGGTCGAGTCTGCCGTTAGCAAGGCCCTCCATAGCCTGACAGCACAGACCGCCGAGCGGACTGACCCCACTGATCAAATCCAAATGACCACTGAGATCAACGTGGCGGAGGTGCAGCAGGACGCTCGGCGCGCCGAGCGCGAGCGTGTTGCGACCATCCGCGGCATGTGCGACCAGTTCCAACTCCCCGAGCTGGCTGAAAAACTCATCAACGACGACGCTTCCATCGATGCCGCCCGTGCGGTGGTGATGGAACAGGTTGGCATGCGCAAGGTTGAGTTCCAGGGCCGCGTGCACGATGCCGGCAACGCCGAGCTGGGCCTGAGCAAGCGTGAAATCAAACGCTTCAGCCTGTGCCGGCTGCTCCTTCACATGACGGAGCCAACTAACGCCAGGCTCGCTGATGCCGCTGGCTTTGAGCTGGAGGTAAGCCGAGCCGCTGCGGATCTGCAGGCCAGGACGCTCAATAAGAGCGCTCGCGGCGTGTTGATCCCTTGGGAGGTGCTGGGTGTTTCCCGCGCTGCTCAGACCCCTGGCCAGGTGGTCGGCACCTTCGGCGACGGTGGCGCACTGGTCGGCACCGACCGGCTGGATGCGCAGTTCATTGACCTAATCCGCAACCGCAGCGCCTTCCTGAACAGCGGCCTGACCATGCTCTCCGGCCTGGAGGGCAACGTCGAAATCCCCAAGAAGCTCAGCTCCAGCCAGTACTACTTCGTCGGCGAGAACGCTGACGTGCCCAACAGCAAGCTGACGTTCGGCTTGGTGAACATGGTCCCCCGCACCATCGGGGTGCGCGTGCCCATCAGCCGGCGGATGATGCTCCAAAGCTCGCCCGATATTGACAACTTGGTGCGCCTTGACATGGCCGAGTCCGTTGCCTTGGGCATGGATTCCACCATCGGCTACGGCACCGGGTCCAACGGCCAGCCGCTGGGCATCATCAACACCACCGGCATCGGCTCGGTGACGCTAACCAACGGCAAAACCAAGCCGTTCCCCGTCAGCCTGGGTGGCGCTCCTACCAGCCTGGTTTGCGGCGAGTGGGACAACTACGTGGATCTGGAAACCGAACTGGCGATCGACAACCTCGACGACGGTTCAATGCGCTACATCATGAATAGCGTGGTGAAGGGCGCTCTGAAGCAGACCCTCCGGGCTTCTGCTGCCGGCTCCGACTACATTATGACCGACGCCGGTCAGGTGAACGGCTATCCAGTGACGGTGAGCAACCAGATGCAGCTCAACGACGTACTCTTCGGTAATTTTGCCGACTGCGTGGTGGGCATGTGGTCTGGGCTCGATCTAATCGTGGATTCGTTCACCCAGGCGGCATCTGGCCAGACGATCCTGAATGTCCACCAGGACTTCGACGTGGCGGTGCGCCGCCCGCAGTCCTTCGCTCTGGGTACCTGATTATGAGGCTGCAGATTCTCTCGAACTGCAGAGCAGACGGTCGCCACCTCTCCATGGGTGAGGTGGCTGACCTTCCGCAAGGCGTCGCCAACGAGCTGCTGGCGCTGGGCATGGCCTCAATTGCGCCAGAGCTCGAGCCTGAGCCAGCCCCGGCCTGCCCACCCAAGCCGCGGCGCTCTGCAAAGAACCCGGCGGTTGCCATGGAAACAGCTTCTGACGAGGAACTGGCCATGCCTGCTGGCCAAGTGCCCACAAAGTGTGGGCGTCCCGTATTCACCCCCACCCCGGAGGATTGATCAATGGCCATTGAACTCAGAGCCCTGGAGCAACTCCAGGCATTCACCATCCTGGCTCCTGCCACCCGCGACGCTGCGGGCAACACCACTGCGGTGGACGTGAGCAGCGTTGACGGCGATCTGCTGCTGCTGCTGTATGCCGCCGCCAGCGCCTCCAACACCGCGATCAAGGTGAAAGTGCAATCCGGCAATGCCTCTGACGGCAGCGATGCTGCAGACGTGGCCGGCGGCGTCTTTACCGATCTGGGCAGCACTGCTGCACTGCAGAAGCTGTCAATCCCCCGCGACCAGGTGGGCAAGTTTGTGCGGCTGGCCTTCACCGACGAAACCGGCAGCTTTTCCGCTACCGTCACCTGCGTGGCAGTCGGCGGCGCCCGTTACGCGGTCTGACCATGATCCAGGAAATCCCCGATGATTTCCTGCTGGCTGACTTCGGCTCCAGCGTCACTGCTGGGGCCGTTGTTGGTTTGGGCTTCAAGGATGAGATCAGTAATTTCGTGCTCGATGATCGGGTGATCTCGATCGACTGCACGCTGACCGTCCGCACTGACCTGTTTGGCGGGCTGCAGTATCGCGACCTAGTGGAGCACGGCGGGCAGTCCTACCGGCTATTGCATGAGCCCCTGCGGCAGGCTGACGGGCGGTTCTGCGTGATGCTGCTGGAGAAGATTGAGGCCGTCTTTACGGTGTACTTGGAAGGCGTTTTTGAGGCCGGGGTGTTCGTATGACGCTGAATCTGACCCGGCGGCTGGTCAAGGGCACGCCGCTCACAGCGGCGGAGCATGATGGCAACCTGGACAAGCTGGAGGATGGGATTGAGGCGCGGGAGGCGCTGGGCGCGGTCGCCGCCCACGTAGCAGCAGCCGATCCCCATCCCGGCTACCTGACTCAGGCCGAAGGAGACTCTCGATACAGACAATCAGCCACTGCGCTGACCGATGGCGACATCCCTGCAGGGATCGCCAGGGACAGCGAGGTAGCGTCAGCGATCAGCACCCACGTTGCCGCAGCCGATCCCCACTCTCAATACTTAACCCAAGCGGAGGGCGACGGCCGATACCGGCAATCGGCCACGGCGCTGAGCGATTCGGACATCCCTGCAGGGATCGCCAGAGACTCGGAGGTGGCAGCGGCAATCGGAGCGCATGAGGCAGCAGTAGATCCGCATCCTGGCTACCTGACCGCCGCCGAGGGTGACGCGGCCTATGTGGGGCTGAGCGATGCCCGGCTGAGCGACTCCCGCGAATGGACCGCTGCCACAATCGAGCAGGCTGAGGCCGAGACCGGCACCGCGACGACCCGGCGAGCGTTTACGGCGCAACGGGTGCGGCAGGCCATCGCCGCCTGGTGGACCGGCGTTAGCACCGCGGCAGGCCGCGCCATGGTGGAGGCGCTCAGCTCTGCCGCACAGCGCACGCTGCTGGGCCTGGGCACGGCTGACAGCCCATCATTTGCCGGCCTGACGATCACCGGCACGGCGCCGGTTGCCATCCCCCACATCCACGGCAGCATCGCCGGCAACTTTTACGTTCACGTCAGAAACACCAGCGGCGGCCCCCTAGCGGCGGGCACGGCGGTCTATGCGACTGGCAGCGTGGGCGACACCGATCGGATCACGGTGGCGGCCTGCGACCCGACCGACCCGCTCAAAATGCCGGCGATCGGCGTGCTGGAGACCACCCTTGCCAACAACGGCGATGGCGACGCCGTGGTACTGGGCGAGCTGAGGCCTTTCAATACCAACAGTTATCAGCTGGGCGATCATCTCTATGTCGGCGCTGGCGGCGCCCTGGTGGCGACGATCCCGGCATCTGGCGAGGTGCAACAGGTCGGCAGCGTAGTGAGGGTGAACGTCAACACCGGGACCATCCTGGTGAACACTGGCGCGGCGATGGCCCGGGTGGGATTCACTGGGGCCTATGCGGACCTGAGCGGGTTGCCCACCCTGGGCACGGCAGCAGCAGCAGCCAGCACGGACTTCGCCCCCGCAGCGCAAGGCGTCACGAACGGCAACAGCCACGACCACAACGGCGGCGATGGGGCACAGATCGCTTATGGCAGCCTGTCTGGATTGCCGTCGATTCCTAGCACATACGCCGACCTAGGGCCTCTCGGCGACGGCCTAATACTGGTGCTCAGCAACCGTGGCGAGACCGCAACGGCTGGCACCAACTATGCCGAGGTGCCGGTGCCAGTACCGTCTGGCAACTTCACTCTGACGGCCGTGCGGTTTGGCTCTCACATCGACACCACCGGCAGCAGCAGCACGACGTTCAACGCCTACCGCCGAACGGCGGCGGGCGTGAAGACGAGCGTGCTGACGGGCAACGCCACGCTGGCATCAGGCGCCAGCCTGGTTGACGTGTCGGCCAACATCACCGGCGCAACATTCACCGCTGGTGATCGGATCGGCGTCGATCTGATCGGCGTGGGCACTGGCGCCCAAGGCCTCTTCGCTCAATTTCTGTTTACCCGTTCTGCTGTCTAACCATGACTGACACCATCAAGACCAATCTCGACACCGGCATTCGGTACTACGACGAGCAAGGCCCGCGCGAGGGCCAAAGCGTCGATCTGTTTGTGCCGATGAGGGGCAGCGTGCCCACCAACCCAGGCGGCGCCAGGTGGCCCAACCTTTTCGGTCTGCCCTATGACGGCACCCAGATCAAGTTCTACCTGAGGAGCGAACCTCAGGTGCGCGAGTACGACTCTCAGATTTTCTACGAGGTGGCCAGCTGGGGGCCTGTGGACTATCCGAACCCGAAGGTCGGCGGCCCTGCTGGGACATGGGAAGAGACGTTGGAGGTGCTGCGCCGGCCAGATGACGAGCTGCTCAATCAGGTGGAGGCCGCGAGGCTGCAGGCTAACGCCAGGCTGTATCCGAGCAACGAAGATCCAATGCTGGCCGTGCTGCTGGCTGAGGCCATCCGGCGCGATCAGGAGGGCACGGCAACGGCCACCATGATCGACCTGCTGCAGCGGCATCAGGCGCTGGTCGAGGCGGGCTACGGCAACATAGAGCGGGCGAAAGAACTGCGCCAGCAGATCGAGGCAGGCCAGCCGTTTGACCTCTCTGCTGGATGGATCAATGAGCTGCCAGCATGAGTGGCGCAGGGGGCCTTATGCAGGAGGGAATCGGATGCTGATTGTTCAGAGACGGAGGGTGAGTGCCTACGACCCCGACGCACAGGCCTACATCACCGCCGTGGAGACCGCCGATGGCCAGGCACTGGAAACCGCAGTGCGCGATGCAATCAATGCGTTTGTGGTGGGGTGCAAAGCTGATGGGATCTGGAGCGCTATCAAGGCCAGTTGCATCATGGCCGGTGCCCGCACACTGGCCGGTGCGCTGGTGCCGTTGGTGGGGGCGGCGCCGACAAACTTTGGCTTTGTGGCGGGGGATTACAACCGAAAGACAGGACTAATGGGGGATGGAAATACAAAAAATTTAGATAGCAATAGGTTGTGTTCGAGTGATGAACAAAATAACGTTCATGGCGCGGTTTATGTAAGTACTAGAGATACTGCGGCAGGCCGATATTTATCGGGCACGACATTTCCTGCAGTTCCAGCGACAGGCACTTTTGCGATAGTGGGTAACACAACAGGTTTTCGGGCTAGAGTTCAAACTTCAGTCCTTAATTCGCACTCATCTAATACTGCTATTCCTGTTCTCTTGGGAGTCTCTAGGGCTTCATCGGCTAGTTACTCATGGCGAGATGGTAGCAATTCGGGCACTCAATCCACTGCTAGTACTGGAGTGTCTACAGGGAATTATTTTATCTTCTCCGATAACACTGGAGGCAATGATTCCAACGCCCGCATCGCCTTCTACAGCATCGGCGGATCCCTCGATCTCGCCCTGCTCGACGCCCGCGTGACCGCTCTGATCAACGCCATCGCGGCGGCGATCCCATGACCACCCCCAGCATCCGCGAACAGATCCTGAACCACATTCACACCGTCACCCTGCCGGGCACGGTGCAGGTCGGCATCAGAATCTACCGCAGCCGGGTGCAGGCGCTCTCTAGATCGGAGGCCCCGGCGCTGATCGTCAGCCCTGGCGAGGACAACCCGGTCAACGCACCACGCACCACGGGCGCCAGCCTGGGCCGGCTCGATCAGGCGCTGCCGGTGCTGGTCGAGATCTACGTCCGCGGCGACGTGCCCGACCAGCTGGCCGACCCTATCGGCGTAGACGTGCACGCCCGCATGATGAGCGATCGCACCCTTGGCGGCCTGGCCCATGACGTGCAGCCCGATGGCTGGCGCCCGGAGTACGAACAGGCCGACGCCTCCGCCGGCTGGATGCAGCACCGTTTCCTGATCCGCTACCGCACCCGCGACGACGCAATCAACGCGGCTCCATAGGCTGAGCTTACGGATGCTCACCCCCAACCATGGCGGCCGACCAACACTATGAGCACCACGGCCTGTCTGGGGAGTTCGTGATGCTCCCCAGTGGCCAGATGGTGCCCGCTGCTGAGGCGCCCAAGCCTGAGCCCGCCAAGCCCCAACCCGCGCCGAAGGTCAAGGACTGATGACAGCACTCCTGATTCGCAACAGCTTCGCGCTGGTGAAGGCCGAGACCAGCTACGGCACCCTGGCCAGCTCGATCGCCAACACCGACGCGGTGAAGATCGTGTCGCTGGAGATCAACCCGATCACCGGTACTCGCGTAGAGCGGGCCCTGATCAAGGGCTTCCTCGGCGCCGACCGCCAGCCGCTGACCAATGAGCACGTCGCCGTCACGGTGACATTCGAGTGGGGCGGCTCTGGTGTCGCTGCCACCGCCCCCCGGTTCACGCCACTGCTGCAGGCAGCCGGTATGAACGTCTCGGCATTCGCCGAACTGACCGGTACGGCCACCGCAGGCGGCGCCAACACCCTCACCCTGGCGGACCTGGGCGGCAGCAATCCCGCAAGCGACGCTTACCTGGGGCTGCCAATCGAAATCACCAGCGGCGCCAACACGGGCCACAAAGGCGTGATCGTGGCGCACGACGGGGCCACCAGGCAGGTGACGGTGGTTCCCTCCACCGCATCATTCACTGGCGGCGCAGTGGGCTACAAGATCCCCGCGCTGTCCCTGCTGCAGCCGATCAGCACGTTCGGCAACGGCAGCAGCTGCACCATCGTGGCGGTGAAGGACGGCACCAATGTTCACCGGATCGAAGGATTCCGCGGCAGCCCGGCCCTCAACAGCACCCTGAACGGTTACGGCACCTTCACGATCACGGGCCTTGGCCGCTACACGACCCCCACCGCTAGGAGCGCTGAAGGATTCATCTACAGCAACCAGGCCGAGCCGGTGCCCGTCACCCCGACCCACACCAAGGCGTTGCGGTTCCAGGGCTTCAACCCCTGCTCTGAGGGCTTCACGTTCGACTGGGGCGTGTCGGCCGTGTTCCGCTCGCTGATCGGCTGCGAACCTCACGCCCGCATCACCGACCGCCCCAACCCGAACGGCACAATCACGATCGAAAACCCGCCTGTGGCGACGAAGAACTTCTTCACCGCTGCAGCTGACAACAGCGGCGCCAGCGATGGCCCGTTCGTTGTGCAGCAGGGCACGACGGCCAACGAAAGCTCCATCTTCTTCTGCCCCAAGGCAGCGATCAGCGGCGACCTCTCCTTCCCTGATTCTGACGGGGTCAGCATGCTGCAGATCCCATTTACCGCGCTGCCCAAGGCTGCAGCCGGCAACGACGAAACCCGCCTCGTTTTCTTCTGATTCGCCATGTTCCATCTGTACCAGCCGGACTACATCGAGTGGCCGGTATCGGTTGATCTGCCGGCGAAGGCGGGCCTAAAGAAGGCCTACACCTTCACCGCCCATTTCCGGGTGCTGGACCAGGAGGATTGCGACGATCTCAACGAGCAGCATAATGCGCTGATCGTGGCCACCATCAAGCGCTACGAGGCGCTGCAGAGCTACCGGAGCAGCAATGACCTGGAGGTGCTCACTGAGCCGCTGCCGTGCACCTATGAGGATCTGGCCGCCGAGGTGCTCTGCGGCTGGGGTGAAGAGGTAGTGGACGAGGCTGGCGAGCCTGTCGAGTTCACCGAGGCGAGCAAGGCCAAGATGCTGCGGATGCAGGGTGCTGCATCGGCGATCTTCAACGCCTGGGTCGCCAGTATCGGCAAGCCCAGCGCCGCCGGCGAGCCCGCCAAGTCCGCCGCCAAGCAAGGAGGCTTCCGCGCAAAAAACTCGTAGACGCGGCGCTGTTCCTCGCTGGCGCCGCGAAAGGTGAGGCTGACGACGGCAAGGATGCCGCCGACGCTGCAGCCATGTTCGGCCTGGAGGTGCCTGAGGCAGAGCAGCGGCCCAAGACGTTCGGGATCCTGCCGGAGAACTGCGAAGCGCTGGCGTGGTTCCTGAAGATGCAGACCCAGTGGCGGGTCGGCATGGCTGGCCCCGTAGGCCTCGACTACGGGGTGTTCCTCCAATGCGCCAAGGATGAGGGCGTGAAGCGCTCCGACCGGGTGTGGCTGCTGGAGGATCTGCGGTTGATCGAGCGGGAGTATCTGGGGGCGGCGCGGGGGTGATGGGTGCGAAATGGGTTCCGGTGCGGTAGGGTGTGGGGCAGGTGCCCGCACGGGGCGCCGTTGCTACCCACTCGCCATGACCACTCCCCAGCTCATCACCGTGTCAGAAGCTCAGCAAATGGCCAGGGAAATGGCCAATAGCTTAATTGCTGACATGGAAGCCAAAGTTACTCTGCTGCAAGAATTTGCTGCAGCGATGCAGGCCGAATTGCAGCTAATCCGATTAGGGGAACTGCAATTCCCCGCGGCTGAGCCATCTGTGCCGGTCACGGATCGCAAAATTCCCTATCACGCCCTAGTTGACGCGATCTACCTGGAATTCTCGGGCTTTACAAAGGGCCGCGCTTCTTACAAAACTGAGGAGTTCTGCGATCACTGCCGCCCGTTGCTACCTCTCGGCAGCGTTGACGTTGCCCTGGACTGCGACGGCAAGCCGCTCTGGCGTCGGCGGTTTTTCAAGGCCCACGACAAGATTGCAGAGCGCCGGGGATTCAAGCGTTCTGCGCGTGGCACCTGGGCTGTGCCGTCGGAGGGAAGTGATGGCTGAAGATAAGTTTCCGCATAAAGTTGGTCTTTCTGATGAATGCAAGAAAGACTTGGAGCGGGCTGCAGCACTGGCAAACTTAGAGGGCTGGACCCATGCTCTTGAGGTAGGAACAGAAATGGTCAAAATTGGCGCCGAAGCGTATGTGAAAGGCAAGACCGGAGTCGTGTTCTGCACCCCAGAACTCGAATCTTCCATCGAAAACAACCCAGAGTTCTTCGAGGCCCTATGCCAAAAAGGCGTAATCGAATGGCTGACACCGTTCGTGCTGGGCAAATCTACTATTCCACCCGAGGAAAACCAATGAAAGACAAGCTGTATGATTTTATTGATAGGCACTATCTAGTGTTTTACTGTACTTTCTTGTTTGCTTTTATTTCTAGCGTAGCTGTTATCAGGGCCACGCCGCGAGCTGGATTAATACTGTGCTCGCTAGGTGTTGCTGCTATGTGTGCGCTTTTCTTTCACAAAACAGAGGCGTTCAACAGATCCCACGCAAAGGCCCTAAAACGCTTGCAAGACCAGTGCGACAGCGCCTCTCCTGACTGGGATGGCTTGGTGCGACTGCGGCAAGACATTGAGCCTCGCCTGAGGCTGCTACAGGCTCGGATAGAACAGGACCGGCAAGAGGTAAACGACCTTTGCGAACTCAGCAGCCGGATTGCCGAATCGGAGGAAGACTAGCCATGACATCTCAGCAAATGAAGCTGCTAGAAAAAGCTTTTTCGGCTGAAATTGAAGCAGCGGTTAGCAAATCGCAATTACCTATCATTCAGGCCAAGGCGGCCTGCGCCGATGCGTTGGTTGCAGAAGGAATGATAGAAAAAGTGTGCATCAGGCTAGGAGGCTCTTTTCCGGTGACAGTGGAAGGCTATTCTTTAACTGATTACGGTCGGCTGGTTTACTGTCAAACTGTAGGCGACTCCTAACCCCACTCGCCCCGGCCACCACCGGGGCACTCCTCTGCCCGCCCTCCATAGCCTGACCCTAGGACTGGCGATCGGATAACACATGGCCCGGATGAGCCTGGATACCGCTATCCGGCTGTCGGCCGAGGTGAAGGGCGGCGGGAATATCGACCGGGTGAAGAAGTCCCTGCAGGATCTGGCAAAGGGCAGCCAGACCACGGCCCGCGAGATGAGCACGCTGCGTGCAGCGACGTTTCAGTTCGCCCGCGCCAATGACAGCACGATTGCCGGGATCCGCAGCAGCATCGGCGCATTCCGTGGGCTGCAGGAGCAGGCCAAGATCGGTAGCCGGGAGTTTCAGCGGTACGGCGCCGAGATCCAGAAGCTCGAAGGGAAGCTGCGGGGGCTGGACGGGACAGCAAGCCAGACCAATACAAGGATCGCCGGCATGGCAGCCGCTGCCGGTCGCCTGATTGCGGCCTACGCAGGAATTGAGGCTGTCAGATTCGTATTTGGCAACGCAGCCGAGCTGGAATCGCAAACCAGAAGCCTGGAGGTGCTGACAGGCAGCGCCGAGCGAGCAAAGGACATCGTTCAGCAGCTGCAGCAGCTTGGCGCGGTTACTCCGTTCACCAGCACAGAGCTGATTGACACGGCAAAGCGCCTTCAGGCTTTTGGCGTCGAAACAGAAAAGGTCGTTGACATTACTAGGCGCCTAGCCGATGTCAGCGGCGCCACTGGTGCGGAGCTTGGCGGCCTAGCCACCGCCTATGGCCAGGTTCAAGCAAAGGGCAGACTGCAGGGCGAAGAACTGCTCCAGTTTCAAGAGCGTGGCGTTGCGCTACAGCAGGTTTTGCGTAAAGAGTATGGATTAACAGGCATTGAGTTTCAAAAAGCGCTTGAAAAGGGGCAAATCAGCGCTGAAGCTGTTGAGTACGCATTGCGCAAGCTGACCGACACTGGCGGAAAGTACGCCAATGGGGCTATTGCACAAAGCGACACCCTAAGGGGTCGAATGTCTACCCTGACCGATTCTGTGCAGGTTTTGGCGCAAACAATCGGCAAGACGCTAGAGCCTGTTTTCAAGTGGGCATTAACGCAAGCGACCGCTGTAGTCAGCGAGATTCAGCGGTTGATTGACGAAGCGAATAATACCGGAGGAGCGAGAGACAGGGAGGCTCAGTATGCGCGAAACGCTGACACAGCAGTGCGGGCAATGGGGCTAAACCCATTAACACAGCAAGGCATGATGGCCGAGATGCGTCAGCGCAACATTGAACAGCAGCGTGCAGATTATGAACTGGCCAGGCAGAGAGCCAGAGCTGCTGCGCCTGCTACGTTGCCCGGCGCCCCATCAGCACCCACCCTGCCGCCGCTAAGCGGATCCGCCGGAACAGCGCCCAGCTCGACCGGTTCCGGTACCAACGGCCGAGCCGCAGCCGCCGAAGTCACCAAGGGCGTCAAGGAACTGCTCCGGCTGACCGATGCCGAGATCACCGCAGCAGTGAACACCGCAATCGGTGAGTACGGCGGGCTGGACCCTCGCGGTCGCACGGACGTGTTCGCCAACATCCTGGCCCGCTCCAGGTCGCCGCAGTATCCATCCAACCTGGTGGACGTGGTGACGCAGCCGGGCCAGTACGCCCCGAACTTCGGGCGCAGCCGGGCGCAGGTAACCAACCCGAACCTGTACGGCAGGGCCCGGTTTGAGCAGGTCAAGGCTGAACTGATGAATCCCCAGATGCTGGCCCAGTCCATTCAGGACGTGGACAGCCGGCTGTACTTCAAGGGGATCAGTGAGCAGCGCAACATGGTGCGCGGCGTGGACTTCCTGCGGGCGCCGGATCAGAACTTCTTCCACGGCCCCGGCCGCAGCGATCCCGGCCGCAATCCCCAGATCACATCGCAGCTGCTGTCGGAGCTTGGTGATACCGGGTCGCTGACTGGGTATCTGGATCAGCAGACGCAAGCCGCCGAACAACTCCGCGAACGCCAACAAGCCACCACCACCGAGCTTGAAAAGTTCATCGAGGCCAGGACCCAGGCTGTCGTCAAGCTCAACCAGGAAAGCGAGCTACTGGGTGCGGCGACTGATCTTGATCGCCGCCGGCTGGAGTACGCCTTCGAGCAGCTGGAGATCAATGACAGGGCGATTCAGGCCAAGAGAGAGTTTCAGGAGCTGGAGAAACAGCTGGTCGAGCTGGGCATCGATTACAACGCTGAGCAACAGCTGGCGCGGATCGAATCGGAAAAACAGCACGCCCTGAAGAACGCCCAGGTCAAGGCCGAACAGGACATCAATGACCTGATGGCCGAACGGGTGCGCATGATGCAGCAGCTGACCAGCCAGGCCGCCGAGGCCCCTGCGTTCCAGACCCAGGGCATGGCGATCGAGGCCCAGATCGCCACCCTGAAAGACGACCTAGCCGAAATGACCAGCATCGCCACCCTGGCGGGCAAGTCTGCCGAGACGATCGGTGGGGCGTTCGGCAATGCGTTCCGCGACCTGATCAGCGGCGCAGCGAGCGCCCGGCAGGTGCTGGCCGGATTTTTCCAAGACGTGGCCCAAGGATTCGCGCAGATGGCCGCAGAGATCATCGCCAAGCAAATGACGTTGATCGCGCTGCAGACCATCTTCAATGTGCTGCGCGGGGTATCTGGTGCTGCTGGTGGATTCTCCCCAGGCAGTGCCGGCCCATTCGGCGCTGGCGGTGTGAGCCCCGGCCTCGGCTTTGACCCAGGCGGATTCGCAGCCGGCGATACCGGCATCCCGTTCTTCGGCCGCGCTCTCGGCGGCGGCGTCTCAGCCGGTCGCCCCTACCCAGTCGGCGAGAACGGCCCCGAGCTGTTCGTGCCCTACCAGGCCGGCAGCATCATCCCGGCTGAGGCCACCGAGGCGCTGCAGGCGATCAACAACGCCAGCCTGCGGGGCCTGTCGGTGCCGTTCCAGGCCACCGCTGCCACCGCTGCCAAGACCTCCCAGCAGGGCGGCGGCTCCAGCTCCAGCAGCGGCCTGAGTGTGCCGTTCCAGCGCGGCATGGAGGGCCTGAGCGTGCCATTCCAGCGCGGCGGCATGGATGGATCCGCAGCGGCCGGCATGGGTGCGGGCGGCGGTGATGGCCTTATCCGATTCGAGACTGTGCAGATTGGCGAGCTCGATTTCGTCACCAAGGATGAGGCGCAACGGATCGGCCGCGAGTCTGCCAAGCAAGGCGCCGCACTGGCCCTGAAGCGCTACAAGAACAACCCCACGGACCGGCGTGGAGCCGGCCTGCCCTAATGGAACTCTGCAACTTCCTGCGGTTCAAGCGCCGGGATGGCACCTATACCACCTGGCTGGCCCAGAACTACCTCATCGGCCAGACCATCGCGCACAACGGCCAGAGCTACCCCTACCTACCGGTGGCGGTGGCCACCAACTCCAGCACCCGAGGCGGTGATCGATCCGAGGCGGTGGTGGCCGCGCCGGTGTCGGCGCTGAGCGTGAACGTGTTTGCCGAGGCCAGCCGCGAACGGTGGCTGCTCGAGGTGCGATCGGTGAAGGTCAACCGGGTTGACCAGTCGCTGGGCGTGCTGCTCACGACGGAATACTGGGCCGCGCAGCAGCTGCAGGGCGACGTGAGCGAGCCGATTGTGAGACTCCAGTTGGCCAGCCCGCTCGATGCGGTGCAGGCGCCCGGTGGCAGGGTGCTGTCTCAGGTGCTGGTGGGTGCGCTGCCTACCAGTGGAAACTTGACGCTGCAATGACCGCAGACTGGCCCGCCTGGGTAAGCGCCCGCCTGCCGCATGTGATCGGCGCCGACCCTGACGACGGCGAGGGTATCTGCTGCCTGGTGATGGCCGCCAAGGTCCGCCGATCCGCTGGCCTGGCCATGCCCGATCTGGACCCTCAGTGGTTCGCCATGGCTGCCACCGGGCAATGGGATCAGCTGCAGCGGGAATGGAGGCGCCTGATGGTCCCCCACAGACTGGAGCAGTACGCGCTGGCGCTCCACCGCCAGCCCCTGGGTCTCAGTGTTGGCGTGGTGGTTGATGACGGCCTGCTGATCGTGCATCACCGCCGCGGGGCGCAGTGGTTGCCGCTGGAGGTCGCCGGCCAGCTCATGCCCCTTGAATACTGGAGGCCCCGCGATGCTGCCGTCTGATCGCTATCTGGCTGAGCTGCTGGGCCTGAGCGATGAGCAGTACGAGCTCTGGCGCGATGAGGTCCGCAAGCGTGCAGCGGAGGCGCCCAAGCCTGCGGTAACGGCTGGCATCGTCGAGTTCACCGCAGCGCAGATCGTGGTGCTGGTCACTACGGCTATCAGCATCGGCGCCCAGCTGATCAGCGTCTTGCTGGCCCCCAACGCCCCCCGTAACCGGCGCACGGCGGAGCTGGGGCAGCGGCAGGTGCAGGGGCGCAACCAGACGAGCATTGAATCCCTAGCGCCCCGTGGCGGGTTTGATGCGGTCCAGGACGTGGCCGCGATCGGCGAGCCTATCCCCGTGGTCTACGCCAACCGCGAAACCATCGGCGGCGTGACCTATGGCGGCGTCAGGGTGAACGCCACCCTGCTGTGGTCGCAGATTTGGAGCCTGGGCGGCAGTCAGATGGTGCGTGCCGTTTTCATGGTTGGCGAGGGGCGGCTGGCCGGGATCGACCCCAACGGGTTTGCGATCGGCGATTCAACGATCAACACTTATGACCTGGGCAGCAGCGGCGCCAACAGCAGCAGCGCCCGCATCACGATCTACCACCGCCCGGACGGCGGCCGGATCCGCTCGGCTGATCGCATCGCCGGCCGCGCTGCGGCGAACGACATCGGCAACGCAGAAAACGACGGCGGCGCCGATGTGTTCATGGCCCGAGGGCTGGGCAACACCTATCAGGCGGTCTTCAGCGCCACCAGCAAGCCCAGCACCTCCACCACGTTTGGCGTCTACGGCCTGATCGGCAACAACCTGGGATTCAAGCTCAATCCGCAGCTCCGGCCGCAGTTCACCGCCCGGCTGCGGCCCATCGGCAGCAGCGGTAACGCGATCGTCGCCTGCGACATTGATCAGTCCGTGGTGGTGCAGCGGGCAAAGGAATCAGCGTTCTACTCAACCCGCTCCGGCGTGATCTCTGGGTCGTTTGGCCTGGGCGATTCGTTCACCTATCGGCTCGACCGCAGCAGCGACTATCTGACCACGTTTCAGAGCACGCAGGGCGGCGCCACCTGGACCTCTGCGGTGGTGATGCAGTCAGCCCCGAAAATCTACGAGGAAGACACCGAGGATCGGATCACCGGGTTTGATTTCGCGGCTCGCATGACGGTGAGCAGCGTGACACTCGGCACTGATCAGGTAGAGGTGACGGCCACCTTCGACGTGGACTCAGTGCGGACCCTGCTGATCAACGAGGATGCCGCCGCCGGCCAGTACCTGGTGGAGTACCTGATCGAGGTGGACAACGGCCTGACAGGACAGAGCCGCCAGACGATCCAATCCAGGTTCAACGTCACGATCACGGTCCAGAAAAAAGGCACCGATCAATACACCTTTGAAGGCGACGTAGATGAAGACTCCGGCCCGGTGAACGCCCTCACCAGCCCGCGGCGGCTGCAGGCGCTGATCGTGTTCCCGATCGAGGGGCTTGACGCAGCACAGGAAACCGCTGCCGACGTGGCCAGCACCGTCGCCGGCCGGCAGAAGGCCTGGGACGATGCAATCGTGGTGGGCGATCTCTACAAGATCGGCTCAGCCCTGGCGATCTGCTCCGGCCGCAGCCCCGGCGATCGGATCTTCGTCAGCGATTCTGAGGACGGCGCGGGCGGCACCGGGCAGACGATCAATGCCACTTTCAGTGTGGTGCGGGCCGGCACTGCGGCCACGGTAAGCACCGGCACGATCACGGCAGCTGGGACCACCAGTACAACCCGACAGACGGCCACCACGGCGCCCCACCTGCTGCGGTGTGCGCTGGGCCACGTGAGCACCACCAACGAGTGCCGGATCATTGAGGCCGGGATTCGTAGCACGCTCGGGATCCGCATCGGCGGGCTGTGCAACTGCCGCGACTCGCTGACGCTGGCCGAGATTGACGGCAGGGCCTGCCTGTTCCGCGAGAACGACAAGATCAAGCGCGGCCAACGGATCAACGTTGACCAGTACCAGAGCGGTGTGATCAGCACTTCAGAGGAGCGTTACTCGTTCTTCCGGGTGTCGTTTCGCGAGTTCGGCGATGGTGCGTTTACCCAGCTGGCGCCGTGCTTCGGGATCCGCTCCGGCAGCGATCAGCCGACCTTCAACTACCTGCGGCTGGAGATGCCATCGCTCAAGCGGTGGGAGCTGCGGTTCGAGCCCCTGACCGGCTGGGAAATCCGCAGCGGCACGGCCACCGGCGACCTGGTGATCCTCGACGCCAAGCTCTCCGGTGCAGTCAGCGGCACCAGTGGCGGCGTCACCTGGCGGAGCAGCGGCGAGGTGGTAAGCCGCGTCCGATCGCAGTTCACCATCACCACCACCCGACGAGATCCGTCGATCGGGATCCCGCGGCCGGATGAAAACAACTACCTCGACGCCTGGGGGAAGCTCGCCGAGGCCTTCGTCTACGAAGAGGCCCAGACCACGGCGGCCAACGGGCCAGAGCATGAGATCGTCTACATCAGCGAAATCAGAGAGAACGACGCCGCGCCCCAGTACACCGGCATCAGCCTGCTGGGCGTAAATGCCAGGTCAACGTTTGAGTGGCGGCAATTCAGCCAGCTGTCGCTCTATGTCATTGGCGGCACGGAGGTGCGGCGGCTGCTCAACAGCCTCACCACCGGCCCCTCGCACCTGCTGCCAGACCTGGCGCTGGACCGGCTTACCAACCCCAAATACGGCCCCGACGCTGTGCCGGATGACCTGGTGAAGCTGGCCAACTTCCAAACGGCAGCTCAGTGGTGCTACGACCGGAAATACTTCTTTGACGGCGGGGTGATCATCAGCCAGGAATCGCCGCGGCAATGGATCGCCGACACGGCCGGCGCCATGTTGCTCGATTTCCGCGAGGTGGGCGGCCAGTACGACCTAGTGCCATTCATCTCCTTCGGCGCGGTCACCCACAAGGCGCTATTCACCGCCGGCAACATCGCCAAGGGCACATTCCAGTTCGAGACCATCCCTCCCGATGAGCGCCCGGCACGGCGGATCAGCGTGAAGTGGCGCCAGGAGCGCAGCTCTACGAACCCCACCAGTCCGGGCCTGTTCCCTGAGGAGCGCGAGGTACTGGTACGTGAGGCGGCGCCCCACGGCAGCGACAGCCTGCCGATTGAGTCAATCAACCTGGCGGCGTTCTGCACCAACCGAAACCACGCCATTGACGTGGCGAAGTTCACGCTGAGGATGCGGAGATTCAGGGATCACACGATCCGCTTCAGGACCACCTACGACGGGCTGGAAGGCATCAGCACCGGCGTGGGGCCCGGCGATCTGATTCGGGTGGCAATGGACGTGACCACGTTCAACGAGTTCAACAACGGGGCAGTGCTGGGCAATGGCACGGTGGTAAGCACCACGCCACTGGCCAACGGGACCTACGACGTGGTGAGCTGGGGCGGCAGCGGGGCAGTGAACGATGCCGGCACCCTGACAGTCACCAACGGGCAGGGATCGCCAGCCGGGATCATGTTCACCGTGAAGCAGACCAGTACGCAGGTGCGGACCTATCAGATCAGCCGGATAACCCCGACCGAGGATGGCGTCTATGACATCGAAGCGGTGCACATGCCGATCAACAATGCGGGCGTCCTGTTGGTGGCGGCAGACTGGGATACAGCAGGCGCCTGGGTGATCCAATGACGGTTCAATTCCCCGAGATCCAACCCACCGGCCACGAGTTTGGCGAGCCGGACTTCCCTGTGACCGAGATGCGCTCACAGTCCGGCGTGCGGTCGGTGCGTCAGTGGGGCGACCGCGCCAGCGATGCGCCGATGACTCTGGAGTTCGCCAACATCACCCAGGCGGCCTATGCGCAGATCAGAGCGGCGCACACGGCAGCACGGGGCAAGGTGTTCGACGTGACGTTCCCTGCGATCGTTGGCAAGAATCTCACCGATGTGGACCTGTTCAATCCCGGTCCTGGCCTGAAGTGGTACTGGGCCAGCCCCCCTGAGGGCAGCCGTGTGCAGGGCGGCCGGCGGATCACCTGCCGGTGCACATTCAGGGCCGAGCTTAGACTGTAGGCAAAGGTCGAGGCCGCCCAATGACTGTCCCCAACGCAACGCACGGAGAGGTGCGATTCCAGGGCCAGAAGGTGGCCAAGGTCCGCAGCATCAGCATGGAAACCCAGCGGCAGACGCTCGAGACGACCGGCGTCGGCGACATGGATGATGAGTTTGCCTACGGCAAGCGCACCACCAGCGGATCGGCCACGCTGCTCTACAAGACCGACGATCAGGCCACGGTGAACCTGATGAATCGGATCTTTGATGATGGCGAGACGCCTGATGATCTGGTAATGACGATCTACAAGGGCGGCAGCAAGTCCATCTCCGGGCCGGCGCTGATCAATTCGCAGGGCATCGCCACCAGTGTGGGCGACAGCACCCAAGTCAGCATCTCGTTCGTGATCAACGGCAAGCCCAGCAAGGCGTTCTAATGGCTGTCGAAGGCCGCAAGGGAATTGTTCAACTCAGCCGCGAATGGCCAGCCCCCACGGCGTTAGCCGATCAGCGGCTGCAGCGCGGCACCTCGCCGTCACTGGACCTGACCGACCTGGCGTTTCAGTCGGGCGATGAGGTGCTGCTGGTGGGGCTGCGCGGCGTGCCACTGGGCATCGGCACGAGCGGCTTCGCGCCATGCCCCAATGGCCATGCGTTCTGGACTGGCGGGCAGACCGCCGTGGGCCCTGCGCTGGCAGCACGGACTGCCGGCGGCACATTCTGGAGCGCCAATTCATCGGCAGCGTTCTGGGAGTCAGCAGCAACGGTCGGGTTTCAGCAGACCACCACGGCCTACATCCACCGCGATGAGATGGACGACGTGCGGTTCTACTCCACCGAGCTCGACGCGATCAATGGCGGCAGCCAGGGCCTTATCCCGCTGCGCAACGTGAGCCCCGGCCCAATGCTGATCCTGCCGGCCTCCAGCCGCTCCGGCTACGTGGCCGCAGCGCTGGCTCTGCTGCAGGCCATCGAGGACCTGGAGATCCCCGATGGTGAGCAACCGGCTCAGAACCTGGCACCGGTGCCGCAGGTCTTGAGCGACACGGCAGCGGACGCGGAAGAGCGCGGCTGGCTGATGCAGTGCGATCTGACTGGGTGGGTGTTCGAGATGGACGCGGCCCAGTTGGACCAGGAAGCAATCGGCCAGGCGTTCGGTGAGTACGCCAAGGGTGCCTTGCGCGGCGCTGGATCGTTCAACGGGGAGATGGATCACAGCCGCGTAGTAGGGGAGCAGAGCGGCCTAGGAATGCTCCGGCTAATGTTGCTCACCAGCCAGGGAAGCAAGGCCCGAGCGCGGTTCCAGCTGGTGGACCAGCGCAACAGCAACGTGGCCACCCACGTGCGAGAGCGGATCTTCTACGAAACCGACATCCTGCTGGGCAAGACGGCAGTGAACACCAGCGCCACCGATGTGATCCTGATCTCGGCGCAGTTCGTGGCGACCGGCCAGATCAGGCTGGCAAAGGAGGCTCCATAGCCTGAGGGCAGGAATCGAGCCGGCGTAACCAGATGAGCCAGCTGCAGCGGGCAGGGCAAAGCGGCGCCCTTGACGTGGCTGCCAGCCAGGCGGATGCAAAGGATCAGATCGCCGTCCTGATCGACATGCTCCGCCAGCTGGGCGGTAATGCCCGGGTGGTGGCGGGTGCGCTTGCGGTTGCTGACCCCCTGAATGCACCGTTCACCCTCTACGTTGATCCGTACATCGGCTCTGACCGGTTCGTTGGCGGCGCCTACAACAGCCACGAAGCCGGCGCAACCGACGAAGAGGTAATCGCGCAGAAGCTGAGGCGAATCGAGCTGCAGCGCCTGGAGTGCGGCTACACCTCGGCGCGGCCGTTCAAGACAATCAACCGCGCCGCAATCGAAGCGGCGATCATCACCAGCAAGAACTGGTACACCTATTCAGACCCACGCGCTCACGTGGACTGCGTGACCATCGTGCTGAGCGGTGGCGTCCACATCGTTCTGAACGACCCCGGCAGCGGCTCCACCAGCCTGGCGAGCTGGGGCACATCAAAAGATCCGACCCCGGCCGAGCTGATCGCGTTCAACCCCTCGACTGGTGGCGTGCTGCTGCCGCGTGGATGCTCAATGCGCGGGCTGGATCTGCGCAAGACCACCATCCGCCCGAACTGGGTGCCGGCGGTGGCGGATGAGGCCGCGGACTACAGCAACCGCCGCAGCATCCTGAAGGTCTCGGGCACGGGATTCTTCTTCGACTACACCGCAATGGACAAGATCGGCCATGCCGAATCTGTCCACCTGCTGGACGTGTTCCATCCCGCCAGCAAGGCAGAGCTCGACACGTTCTACGCCAAGATCCAATCTGCCGTTGGCACTGGCGCCGACCTGGCGAGCGCCTTGCTAACGGCCCGGCCCAGTGAGCACGAGATCGTCGGCCCGATCGATCAGAGCCAGGCGCCCAGCTCGCAGTGGGACACCACCAGGGGCGCCAGCTCGTACATCTTCAACGTGTCGGTCCGCTCCGACCACGGCATGGGCGGGGCGTTCTGGGATGGCAACAAGCTGAGCGGACTGCGCAGCATGGTGTGCGCCAACTTCACCGGCACCAACCAGCAGGCCGACATGCGCTGCTGGCAGGTCTATGAAGGCGGCAACTGGGTAAGCCTGACCAACACCCCGCAGGACTACCAGAAGTACATCAACGCAGCGCCCGACAATGTGCGCCGCAATCCTGCACGCCAGACCCGGCACATCTCGGCAATTAACAACGCCTACATCCAAAAGGTTTCAATCTTCGGGATTGGCCAGTCTGAAGTGACGATGGTGGACTCCGGCGGGGAGATCACCGACAACGGCGGCAATAGCACGTTCGGCGGATGCTCTGCCCTCGCCAAAGGTTACAAGGGCTTCGCCTTCAACAAGGACAAGAACTGGGCGATCGGCCGGGTGCGGGTGCCGCTGAACCTCAGCGAGAAAACCTCCAACATCCGCCGCGTCGAACTGGGCGTGGTAGCTGCCGTAAGCAGCTCGACAATTACCCTAACCAACGGCCTGGCAATCGACCCGAGCAGCGCCACCAACCCGGCAGCGCTGCAGGCTCTGGGTTATTCGTTCGCCTCGGGCACCAGGATCTGGATCGATAACCCTGCTGGCGCTGACTGGCGGGCCACGCTGAGCAGCAGCGCCTGGAGCAGTTCTGCGCCGGCATCGATCGGCATCACCGCCGCCCCGCTGCAGTCGGGCACCAATGAAGCGCCGGGTAATGACGTGGTGGGCCGCCGGGTCTACATCCGCCGCGTAGTGGACACCCGCACTGTGGCCGAGCGGCGCTGCAGCCTAATCCTCAACAACACGGCGAGCGCCAGACTGCCGCAGCGAAATGCAGCGCTCCAGACCGACCCGGCTCGCAGCAACGGCGCGATTGGCCGTGTACTGGCCGGCGGCGGAGAGGAAGTGCTGCTGGTGACCGCATCTGGCACCGGGCCACTGCCTGGCTCGGGTGTACTGCGAACCGGTGAAATCACCATCCGCCGTGGCGCCGCGTCGAAAACCTACGCATCAGGCACGTACTACCGCCAGGGAACGGTGGTAAAACACGCCGGCAAACACTGGCAGGCCACGCGCACATTCACCAGCTCCGGTGCATCGCCCGATCCGGCGTTCTGGGGCGAGACGTTCGTTCACATGCCCTCGGACTTCAACCCTGAGGATTCGATCAGCCAAGAGGCGCCCATCCTGGTGCTCGACACCGACACCAGCGACGTTGACGATTCAACCACCCTGGGTATCAACTGGACCACGATCTGGACCAGCGCTGGCCCTGTGCGAGATCAGTATCGCACCGCCACGGACTACCTGGGCGGGTACGCCTTCCTGCGGGCGCTGGGGTTCACCGACGCCGCAGCCCACGCCGCTCTAGTGCCGCAAGCTGCCGGCAGTCGTGACCGCGACCCCAGCAGCGCAACAGACTTCCCCACGGCGCCATCTGGTGGTGCTGCGACGGGGCTGGGGAATTGGGCGGTGGAGTTTCGGCGGCCTTCGACGATCAGGCTCTACAACCACCAGTGGGAGTGGGCCGGTTTTGGCAACTACTCCAGGGCCATGCCTGCGGTGCAGGGCGATATGTCGGAGTTCAACAAGTTCACCTACTACTTCACTTCCGCAGCTGGCGGCCGGGTGGTGCCCAAGGGCAGCAACGAAGACGGCTTCGAGGTGACACCCAAGGGCCTCGAAGACATCGCCACGGGGGCCACCATCAGCCCTGAATCACTCGGCGGCCAGACGCTGGACGAGGCGCAAAGGACGGACTTTCCGAACGGCATCCAGGTGGGCAGCACGGCCCAGCTGCAGGACGTGGTGATCACCGGCACCGCCGAGTTCGGCAGCCAAGCACAGGCGAAGACCACCAGGGCTGGCGCGGTGGAGCTGGCCAGCATCGCCCAGCTGACCGAACTGCCTGGCACGGTCGCCAGTTCTGATGCAGCGCTGGAGGGCGCCCCGGAGGTGGTGACGATCGGCGGCCTGAACCGCTGGCGGCAGGCGCAACGGCTGATCAGCGCTGCCACCGGCACGATCACGATCTACGTGCAATCCACGGCGGCAGACCGGACGCTCGATCAGATGTTCGACAGCCCGCCAACCGCGCCGGCCAATCCGATCCCGACCCTGGCGCGGGCGGCGGAGTACGCGAATGCTGTGATCGGCTCGGGCAACCAGACCGCAGAAATCAGGATCGCGCCGGGGCTCTACGACCCGGCGTCAGTGTGGCAGTGCAGCGTGGTGTTCAGGGCCAGCGATCCGACCCAGGCCGGCTGGCCGCTGATCTTCACCGAGACCGGCGACCCAGCCACCGCTGAGACCTGGTTTGACGGCTCGGGCTACGGCAACCTCACCACGCGGGTGAACTTCCGGGCATTCACGCTGCTGCTGCGCGACAACGCAAGCGCCGGAAATCAGCTGCACGTGAACACTATCGGCCGGCAGATGCGCTGCCAGCGTAGCGTGGACTTCCGTGGCGGGTTCCACTTCCTAGGGGTGCCCGAGCTGATCAAGCTGGTGTCCGATGGCGCGATCACCGCCGCACAATTCATCTCCGGCAGCGTCGCGCTTCCCAGTGGTGCATTCACCACCAACACCACTACGAACGTTGACACGTTCCTGAATCAGCTGAGGATCAGCAATGGCCGCAACCCGTCCTACGACAGCTGGACCACCACACCGGTGCTGCAGCTGGAGGGCAACAGCACGGACGTGGCGGACCTGCGCGGGATCATGTTCGGCCCGGCGCTGCCATCGCACAAGGAATCACTGGGCGCCACCCGTGCCCCGTACATCGCCACCAACGGCCTTGTGCAGCTGCGGTGGAGCAACATCTACCTGCGCGGAAGCGCCACTGTCACCAGTGCCGGTGCTGGCGTGACCAATGCCGTGCCGCTGTCTGGTGACGCGCACTACGGCTCCGCATCTGTTGCCACTCCTTGGACCTGG